CTAGTTATGTATCATATAGTTCTTATAATAGAGTTCCTAGTAATAATTTAAATTCTATTACTGGTGGAGTTAATAAATATACAAGTGGATTTGGTATTTTTTGGAATAATAATACTGGTAAAATAACAGGAACAATGACTTTAACTAATCTAACAAATAATACATGGATTGCAACTCATACTTTAGGCGGTTCTTTTACTTTTACAGTTGATTATTATGGTACTATTAATGGAGGAGGAAGTAAAGTACTAGGAGGAGTACTAAATCAACTTAGAATAACATCAGATGGAACTGGAAATTTTGATAGTGGACAAGTTAATATTACATATGAATTATAAATAAAAACACATCTAATAGGAAATATAACCTAAAATTTAACTTTATAATATTTTGATATATAGTAATTTAATACATAATGAATTTAAAATAGATTAACTTGAAAAATTAGAAAATATATATTTTTATTATTAATATAATAAAAATATAATGTTTAGCAAAGACTTTTAAGATTAAAGTCAGGTTCATATGTACTATTATTCCATGGACTAACAGTAAATTTAGGATTAGGAATAGTTCCTCTTATATCATAAGAGGCATTTTTAAGAGATTGACCAACAGTATTAACACCAATAACATAACGATCAGTATTAATTAATTTGTCATCATTAAGATTAAATTTAGCTTGTGAAAAGTCAGTATCAAACCATTCACTCTTAATTTCTTTAGGTAAAAAATCTTTGGCATCATATTTTTTAACATTATTTTTATTAATATCAACCACATCAATACGGTCTTTTTGGGGAATAGGACTTTTAAAGGCACTTTCTAATTCAGCACCCATTTCATTAATATCATTGGGTTCAAATTGAAAAACATTCATTTGATTACCGCTAATTTCAGATCTAATTGGAGATTGAGGTTTTTTTTCTGATAAAGGAGACGCAGGTTTAGCTAAAACTTGTTTTGAAACTGCTGGTTTAACTTGAGTAGTAGGTTTTGCAGGTGCTGTTTTAACTTCTGCATTAGCCATAGTTTCTTTATATTCACCAGTGAAAGAGTCACCTTCTGAATTAGCCATAGTTTCTTTAGATTCACCGGTAAAATAGTCACCTTCTGAATTAGCCATAGTTTCTTTAGATTCATCAGTGAAATAGTCACCTTCTGAATTAGCTATAGTTTCTTTAGATTCACTAGTGAAACATTCACCTACAGTTTTGGGTTTAGTTAAATGATAAATTAAAAAACCTAAAAAAACTAATAATAAAATAGTAGAAAGTTGGTTATCCTTAAGCATTTAGATATATTAGATATTAGAAAAAATTTATAGATTTTAAATAATTATTTGAAACTAATTTTAATTTTATAAATCATTTATTTCTTCTGAACTTTCAGAATTAAATATATAATTATTTTTCATCTTAATTTTTTTAATAATTATAATATTTTTTTCTAATTTATTAACCAAATAATTGTTAATATTAGGCTCTGAGTAAATAGTAATTAAATTATTTTCTTGCAAATTACCTAAATGAATCTCATAATTTAATTCATTAAATATTTGAAAACTAACAGATCCTTTTTTAATTGGTGAAATAAATATAATTCCATCATCTGAAATTATTTTAAATATATTATTACATATATCAATTTTATTAATTTTAATTTTATATTTATTCATTTAATAAAAAAAATATAAAATTAAAATATTTAACGAATACCTAATTAAAAAATTGATATTAAAAATAATTAAATTATTTTTCTTAATATTAATGAATAATAAATATAATTATAATGATATAATAAAACGTGTTCACCCTGATTGGTTAATTTTTTTAAAAGAAAATAAGAATGAATTAGAAATAATATTAAACTCAATTAATAATATATCCTTTTCCAAAAAATATATTTAGAACATTATTTTATTTTGGACCAAATGAAATAAAGTTAGTTTTATTAGGTCAAGATCCATATATAAAATCACAAGTTTATTCAAATAAAATAAGTCCACAGGCCTGCGGTATGTCTTTTGGAGTGCCAAAAGTTCATAAAAAAATACCACCTTCACTAACAAATATTTTTAAGGAAATTAAAAATTGTTATCCAAATTGTATAATACCAACTCATGGATTTTTAAAAAGATGGATAAAGCAGGAACATATTTTATTATTAAATTCAGCATTAACTGTAATTGAAGGTAAATCTAATAGTCATCAAAGTTTATGGATGTCATTTACTGATAAATTAATAATATTTATAAATGAAAAAACAGATCATACAATATTTTTATTAATGGGTAAATTTGCAATAAATAAATCAAAACTAATAAATAGTAATAAACATAAAATATTTACAACAATTCATCCTTTGGATTTTTTGGATGTAAAGTATTTTTAAATATAAATATATATTTAGAATCTCAAAATATAAAACTAATAAAATGGTTGAAAATATAATTATTTTAATTTGAAAAAATATTAAAAAATATTAAAAAATATTAAAAAATATTAAAAAATATTAAAAAATCTATATTAATATATATAATGAGTATTTTAGAAGATGAAATATATAAAGAAAAATATTTAAAATATAAAAAAAAATATTTTGGTCTCAAAGAATTAGAAGCACAGCTTGGAGGTGTTAATATTAATGAGGGTATAATGTGTGTATTTACTACAAAAGATCTAACAACAAAAGTAAAAGACTTATTTAATAGAAAAGAAGGAAAACTACCAGTAATAAAGGTTGATCAAATAACATCTATATTAGATAATAATGCATATATGGTTGAGGATGGTGTTATGAAAAAAGGAAATAAATTAAAATTACTAAAAGCAACTTCATTAAAAGGTAAGAAAGATCTAAATGTACAAGATTCTGAACTAAATTTGGAAATACCTTTAGTATCTAGACCTTTACAGAATAAACCTTTATTTAATAGATGTGATAATGATAATCTAGATGAAATAGTAAGTCTTTTAAATTCAAATAATTTTGTAGCAAATCATTTAATAGTAATAAAAATAAGTAAATCAAATACAGTTATATTTATGTATGATAAAAATTTAACTGAGGAAGAACAAATTGTCAAAACTAAAGTAGCTACTACATCAAGAGATCAACCTGGTAAAACAAGAGGTCGTTCTAGTCAGAATGAAGAAGATTAATGAGTTAATTTTAAAAAAATATTGAAAATACAATAAACTATTTAAAGAGTATTCATCTCTATAAATAGTTTATGAAAAATATAGAAAAATATTTAGATATGAGTGATGAACAACTAGACAACCTTTTAATGGGGGTTGACTTGGATCAAAAACAAGAAATCCAATCAAATAAATCAGTTTGTAAAAACTGTAAAAGTGCAAATTTAATAATAGATAATTCAAAAGGACATATGGTATGTACTGATTGTGCAGTTATAAATGAAGAATATTTAGATGAAAATCCAGATATAATAAGTAATGAAAATGATGGTAATACAAATTCTAGATATGGTACTCCTTCAAGTTTTTTCTTTCCAAAAGCTTCTTTAGGAACAAAAATCGCATCTAAAGGTTATAATCGTTTGAGTCTTCTTCAAAAACAAGGACAAATGCCATATAAAGAAAAATCACTAATGGATGTTTTAGAAACAATTCAAATTAAATGTAAAAAATATGGTATAACTCAAACAATAATAGATAGTGCTAAAATCTTATATAAAAAAGTATCAGAATCAGTACATTCAAAAGGAAAAAGAAAAGGGAAAAATATAATAATGCGTTGTATTAATAGACGAAGTATGATTGCAGCTTGTCTTTTTCATGCATGTAAATTACAAAAAGAAACACGAAGTCCAAAAGAAATAGCAGATATTTATGATTTAGAAATAAAACATGTAAATCGTGGTTGCCGAAAATTTTGTGATATAATAGATTCTAATATGCTATTTTATCAAATTAAAAGTTCACAATCTTCAGATTTTATTGAACGTTTCGCAAAAAAATTAAATATTGATAAAAAATATATTGAAATAGCAAAAGATGTATCAATGAATATTCATAAATTAGATTTAGCATCAACACACGAACCTCCATCAGTTGCAGCAGGATGTATTTTATTAGTAACCCAATATTATAATATACAATTATTAAAAAAACAAATATCCGATATTTTTGGAATATCAGATGTAACAATTAGTAAAACATTTAGAAAAATTTGGCCATATCATAAAATAGTTTTATCAAATAAAATAACTAATTTAATATTAGAAAAGAAAAATGCAAATACAAAAAATGATACTAATATAAATAAATCAAATCTAATTGTAAATCAAGATTATAAAATAGATGATAAACCAAAAATTAAAATAAAAAATAATAAAAAAAATTATTTAATTAATGAAGATTCAGATGAAACACAATCTAATCAATCAGAATATACCTCAAGTACTGATGATTTAGAATATTCAAATTTAAATAACAAAAAATCATTTAATTATTAATTTATAAACAAATATATATTATCAATGATAAATACTAATTATAAAAAACTCTATATTAAATATAAAGTTAAATATTTACAATCAAAAGAAATTTATACAAAACCATTGATAATGTATGGCGGATCATTAGAAGATACTCAAATAAATTATTTAATAAATGTAAAAAATCAAATAAATCATATAATGAAAATAACAAATAATTTAGAACAGCTTGATACAATAATGAAATCTAAATTAGAAAAAATAATAAATACATTCATAGAATATTTACAAACTAATGATATTCCATTAAATTATTTAGAATTATCACTAAATAATAAAAAAGAATTTATAGAACAAGTGAATCAAATAAATACTGATATAAATATAGATAATTTAAAAAAATTATATAAATTAAGAAAAGAAATTTATACAATAGATGAAACTAATATAAATGATATATTAGATATAATAATAATAGAATTTAATATATATAATGTAAAAGATATTGAAAAATTATTTAGATCAACAATATTAGGATATAATAAGAATTATATAATAAATTATATGGTATTATTTAGATTATTGAATAAAAATAAGAAACAATTAACAACTCTAAATAATAATATAAGCTATTTAACAATAATGAGTTTATTAAGTACTTTACATAATTCATTAAATAATGATGAATATATACCAATGTTAATTTTATTAATTAATGAATATATTAGATCATTTCCAATTAAAAAAATAATAAATATTAAAAATCCTCAAATTTTAGAATTAAATAATGAATTTAATAATAATAAAATTAGATTAATTGATAGCTATGATACTAAAAATAATGTAATAATTTATAAATCAGGTGACATAAAAGAAACAAAAAAAGCAATATTTGATGATTTAGTACAAATAATATATAGTTTATTTAGAATACCTATTTTCTCAAAAATAATTTAATCAATAATAATATAATCAATTATTTCATCAATATATTCAAAAATATGAATTTTAAAATTATCATTAATAAGATTAGGATATTTAATTTTAATATCGGTAATTTCATTTTCATTTTCTTTTGGAACAAATACTAATTTAACACCCGCTCTTTTAGCTCCATTTAATTTAAAATTTAAACCTCCTATTTTAGTTATTTTACCAGTTAATTCAATTTCTCCAGTCATAGCAATATCATTTCTAATTGGTTTTCCTAAAATTCTTGATATAAATGCACTAGTAAAAGCACAGCCAGCACTAGGTCCATCTTTAGGTGTTGATGTAGAAGGTATATGAACATGAAAACCATATTTAAAATTATTAAACATATGTTTATCAATATCCTTGATATAAGGATATTTATGAATATTTCTCCTAATATAATCAATCGCAGTAGTTAATGAACAGTAAACCGATTCTTTCATAACATCGCCTTGTTTACCAGTTAACTTAATTTCATAACTATTAGAATTTGGTGAAAAATGATTAAATATTTGAATAGAAATAATACCTCCATCACCATTAGTAGTTGCATATAATCCATTAATAATACCAATAGATGATTTATCAGGTATAATAATATTATCATTATTGGGTTTATCTAAAATATTTAATACAATTTCTTTAGTAATTTCTGTAAAATTATTATTAATAAAATAACCTCTTTTATATATTTTATCCAAATTTAGAGCTAAAAATATTTGTTCAATTTTTCTTTTAATTGATCTAACTCCAGCTTCATTTGTATAATTTTCAATAATCCATTCAATTAATTCTTCATTAAGTGTAATCCATACTTCATTATTTAATCCAATGGATTCAGCTACTTCTGGAATAATAAATTCTTTAACAATTTTAATTTTTTCATTAGTAGTATAAGCAGAGACTTCAATTTGTTTAAGTCTATCAAGTAAAATAGGATCAACTAAATTAGGATCATTATACGAGAAAACTATAATAATTTTATCAAGTGGAAAATCAATACCTTGAAAAAATCTATCTTGAAAAGTTTTATTCATATTAGGATCAGTTAAATGTATTAAAATAGATGTAATTTCATTAATAGATCCATGTTTAGAACATGCTTTATCTAATTCATCAAAATATAATACACATCTAGATTTACCCATTTCTACCATTTTTTTAATGATTAATCCAGGTTGAGACCCAGAATAAGTATATCCGTGACCATGTAAAATTTCTCCATCATTTTGACCTCCTAAAGTGATTTCACCAAAAGGAATATCTAATGCTTTACTAATAGATTTTGCTAATAATGTTTTACCAACACCAGGAGGTCCAACTAAACCAAAACATGTTCCTTGACTAGATGGGTTACTAATCCATTTACCAATAGTTTGTAATAAAGTTTTTTTAGCTTCATCATGACCATATGATAGATTTTTAAGTTTATTTTCAATATTATTTAAATAAATAGTAGATTTTTCAGAATTAGTATTAATTGATTGGAAAAAAACATTATCTGATAATGAGGGCCAAGGGAAATTTAAAATATGTTTAACAAAATTTAATTGTTTATAATATTCATTATTAAATGATTTCATTTCTTCAATTTTTTCTAATGTTATAGCTCTTATTAAGGGATTAATATTTTTATTAATTATTAATTGTTTTTTATAATCAACATCAGTATTTAACTCTTTTAATTTTTCTAATTCAATTTTCATATTATTATTTGACTTTTTAATTTTGACTAGTAAATAATAAGGTAATCTTTGATTAATTAAATTATATATATAATGACTATTTATTTTTTTTTCTTTAATTAAACCTAATAATAATCCAGCAATATCTATATTATCAGGACTCCCTAATAATAGTAAAAATATAGAATTATATATTTGTTTAATTTTTGATCCTTTTGAAATAAAATCTTTCATAATATTTACAAAAGAAGAGTTAGTAAGATCTATAAATTTATTATAGGCTTCTTTAATATGTTTAATATAAGATTTAGTATTCATTGTATAAATATTACCTAAATAATCATATCTTATAAATTTTTTAGAAAATTTAGAATCTATTAAAGTCTTATTTAAGTCAGTAATAATTTTTGATTTTATTTTTTGAAGAATAGGATAATTTAATTGACTAGTTTTAAAAAAACATGATAATGAATCATTAATAAAATATCCATCAATTTTTAAATATTCAGTTTCTGAATTATTATTTTTAATCCATAATTCTCTACCTAATTCTAATATATCCATTATATTATATTTATTAAAATTTCCCCAATAATAATCTTCTGAATGATTGGATACATTGTAAAAACAAATTTTAACAGGAATAAAAATATTTGATATTTCTTTTATTAAACATATTTGATTATTATTCAATTCAAATTTAGTATTATATATATTGATTAAATCTATTAAATTATTATAACCAGTTTCTGATAATAATTTATGTATTCTTTCATTAAGTTCATTTAATGGTAATTTAATATCTTTTGATTTTTTAATAATTTCATATATCTTTTCAAAAATAAATTTATTATCTATATTTTTATTAAATAAATTAAGCATTTGTTCAATTTTAATATCAAGTAAATTATCAGAATCTAATTTTTCAAGTATATAATTATTAAATAATAAATTCAAATCTTTTGATACAATAAATACATTACTTAATAATTGATGTTTTTGATTAAAATCAATTATATTATTAATATATAAATTATCTATATGCTTTTCCAAAATCAAAATATTATTAGAAAATTCTTTATAATGATGTTGTAAAATAAGCAATTTGAAATTTTTTATTTTATTATTATTTAAATAAGTCATTAGAAATGTTTAGATTTATTTTATTAATTTGTATTGTTAATATTCGTTTAACTTACATAGAACTAATAAATTATTTTATTTTTTATAGTTTTCGCATATAATAAACAACTCATTTTTTTAGGTGTCTTATTTAATAAATATAGTATTTCCATAAGTTAATTAACAAAATATATATAAATAAGACAATGTATATTTAAAAACTATCAAACGCACTTAAAAAAAAATTAGTGTGTTTGATTTAAAAAAATAATCTATTAATAGAGTATATAATAAAATGCCAGTAAAAAACTCAAAACAAAGTTCTACCAAAACTGAAACACCAGTTGCTCTAAAAGTTGAAGAAATTAAATTAGAAGTATCTGAAACTAATAAAAAAGTAGATGTAGTACCTCAAAAAGGAGGTAAAAAAGCAGCAGTTAAATCTGAAGTTGAAGCTGAAGTTAAAGCTGAAGCTGAAGCTGAAGTTAAAGTTAAAGTTGAAGAAACTGAGCCTGTTGTTCAAAAAACAGCTCAAAAAGGGGGTAAGAAAGTAGCAAAATCTGAAGTTACTGAGGAAGTTAAGGTTGAAGAACCAACTACTGAACCAGTTACTCAGAAAGGTGGTAAGAAGAACCTTAAAACTGAAGTTAAAGTTGAAGAAACTAAAGCTGAATCAGTTACTCAGAAAGGTGGTAAAAAAGTAACCAAAACTGAAGAAACTAAAGTTGAAACAACAGTTCAAAAAGGAGGTAAAAAAGTCAAAGTTGAAAAAGTTCCTAAGACTCCTAAAACTCCTAAACCAACTAAGGAAGATGATGCAGAAGAAAGCGAGGATTTAGTGGCTCGTCGTATTCGTTCTTTTAAAGTAAAACTACCAGGTAAAGAAGAATTTGAAGGACGTTTTACAGGGTTAACTCCTTATCAAGCGGCTAATAAAGCTCTAAGTAAATACTTTCGTGAAGGTTCTGATCCTAAAGCAGAAATTACTTTTAGTATTTGTGAATCAACCCGTAAATCCAAGAAAGGGGTATACACTTATGCGGGAAAACGTCTAAAACTTGAAACTCCAGTTACATATAAAATTCAAGATGGTCGTGAAATTGTTAAGAACTTTAAAAACTTTCTTAAAAAAATTAAGAAATCTGATACTGTAACTGTATAAATTACATTAAATTATAATTATTTTAATTTATTTTGATAAATAAATTAAAATATTAAATTATAAATTTCTTCACATTTTTTATTTAAAATTTCTAATTGTTCTTTCCAGTCAATATTTTCTAAATTTTGATTAATTAATAATAGAGTTTTATTAATTAATTCAATTACCAATATATTTTTTTCTCCAATATCAATACTTCCATTTTCTAATTCTGATTTTAAATATAAACATAAATTATTAACTTCTTTCTTATAATCTATATCTGTATTATCTTCTAATTGATCTAATAAAATTAATTTATCATTAATATATTCAATAGTAATATTAGTATATGATAATTCTTCTATAATAGGTTGTAAAAACTCATACCATTCAGGATTTTTAACTAATAATAAGTCAATACGATTTTTAAGTTCATTTTTTTTATCATTAAAAAAAGACTTTTCAATATTATCAAAATTATCATTAATTTGTTCATTTTCAAAATGAATATTGCCTAATATAGAATAATCTGTTTGTAAATAAGTTAATGTTTCAATTAATTGTAAATTATTCATTGAATCAACAGTTTCTTCAATTAAATTTAATTTATCTAAAATGATTTGTTTATCTTCATCCTTAATATTAGTATTTATTTGTAAATTAGCAAGAGAATTCTCAATATGAGTTTTAATTAAATATCTATTTTGTATCATTAATAAATCAATTTCATCTATATCAGCTAATTTATTAGCTTGTTGAATTAAATTATCAATATCATTAATATTAATATTTGGAATATCTTTAATAATTAGATTTTTTTCAGTACTAGTTTTTTTATCAATAATACTAATACTAATAATAGAATTTAAATCAACTTTAAATGAAATTTCAATGATAGGAACTCCTCCCATTGAAACTTTATCAAATAAAAATTCTCCGATTAAAAAATTTTTATTTGCAATTTTTCTTTCACCTTGATAAACTTTAACTTTAATAGATGAGTCAGTTGGTGAATCTGTTGTATATTTTTGACTTCGTTTCACAGGTAATGGTGTATTCTTAGATATAATTATAGAAAAAGATCCATCCGCTAGTTCTATACCTAACGATAACGGTAATACATCCATTAAAATCACATCTTCATTTTTAGTAAACTTATTTTCAATGATACCCGCATATAATCCAGCACCTTCTGCAACAACATATTCTAAATTAGGATGAATCCAAGGATTTTTCTTAGTAGTAGTTTTAATTATTTCTTGTAGAATGGGTATTCTACTAGTACCTCCAACTAAAATAATATAATTAATTTCAGAATAGTTTTGAATAATTTTATAAATAGTATTTTCTATTTTTTTAATTAAATCTTTTGCCAAATTTACAAATTTAGGTCTAGTTAAATTATATTCATTAGTATTATTTATTTTACATTCATAATAATCTAAATAAGTTAATTTTTCTTTAATTTTTTGTGATTGGTTCCATAATATATTTTTATTAATTTGATTAATATCTAATTGTTTAGTTTTAATAATATTATCATATATTAGTTGAGTAAAATTATTACCACCTAAATCATTAAGACCTTCACTATGAATAACTTCAAAAAATAAATCATTTTTTTCTAAAATAGTAAAATCCATAGTACCTCCACCAGTATCTATTACTAAAATTTTTTCTTCTAAATTAGATGAATGAGATAAACCATAGGCTAATGCTGCAGCAGAAGGTTCATTAATAATTCTAATAACTTTAATATTAACTGTTTCAAAACAACTTCTTATAATTTCTCTTTGTTTATCATTAAAATTAGAGGGAACTGTAATAACTGCTTTAATAAAAATATTTAATTTTGTATGTTTAAAAATTAATTCTTTTAAATGTGTAAAAAATATAATTAATAAATTAAAATCAGAATATATTATATCATCATCAAATGAATAAGTCATGTTAGAACCAATATTCATTTTAAAACTATGTATAATATTTTGACAAGATATAGGAATATAATTACCACAATAGATTTTTCCATTTATTTTACCAATTTTAGAAGGAATAGTTTTAAAAATACTATCAACTAAAATATTAGATTTATTATTTGAAAATATTGTTATAATAGTATTAGTTGTACCAAAATCAATACCAACTAAAATTTCATTATTATTATAATTATCCATTATTATAATACTAAAAAAATTATTTATTTAAACTAAATTAATTAAATTTAACTTTACTTTTTGAATTAATTAATCCAACGACTTTATTAGGTTTATTATCACTTATATTATATAGTTCATTAGTTTCAAGATCTCTTAAATAATATTTTTTCTTGTACTGAATAAGTTCATATCCATTAATATCTTCAAAATTATCTAATTCAAACTCTTTTATTTTATTATCTATTTGTAATTCTATATTAACTAATTTAGGTGATAATGGCTTATTAACATTTCTAAATTTTTCTAATTGTGATTCTAAAATTTGAATATAATTATTTTTATCATTTAATTGTTTGTTTACTTTTTGAATACATGAAATTTTAGTAAAATTAGCAATTTCCTCTAATTTTTCTATAATTACTTTATCTTTTGCAAAAATATCTTCATTATATTTTTTAACCATATTATTTAATTCTTCTTCTTTAGTCTGAAATTTGAATTCTAATTCTAGTATTTTATTTTTAAATAATTCATTTTCATCAGTAAGTTCATTTATTTGTTTACTAGATACATTAATATTATTATAAACAGTATTGACTTCTTGAAGTAATAAACCTAATTTTTGTAGAGAATCCATTATTTATATATATTAAATTGTTTTTATATATTGTCAATATCAATTTTTTTACTACTTCAATTCTAATATTCCATCTACATTTATTAATATTTATAAACATTCTAATATTCCATCTACATTTCTAATTTTATCTTCATAACATTTATTAATATTTATAGATGTATCAATAAATTTACCCTTATCATTTTCACATGATGCCCATAAAAGAGGATACCTATAATCCAAAATAATACATGTATTTTTCCATAAATCTTCAGGTAATTTATTATTATATGTCCACGTAAATTTTTCAATAAATAAATTAGAAAATAAATAATAAATTATAATACAAAGAATTAATATATATATTAATAAATTTTTATTCATATAAATAATATAGAATAAAAATTTAATGACAATCAAGATGACCATTTTGAACGTGAACATTATTATCAATACAAGTATTAACATTAATACTAGAATTATGTGGATGCATTAAATCGTCATAACAAGTTGCCCAGAGAAATGGATGAACCCAATTAATAAGTTCACATTTATCTTTCCAATTACCTGGAGGTAATGTATTATTTAAATAATTATTAATGATTTTTTCCTTAATTTTATTAGTAAATAAACAATAAATAAAAATTAGAGCTAATATTATTAAAAAAATTTTAAATCTAAATGTCATTATTATTATATTTAATAAAATAATTATATTATTAATTTTGATTAGCTACCCATTTTTTATTAATTTTATTATCTGAAGTTACATATCTTGATTCATCCCAGTATTTTAAATTAACTGAATAATTAGAAGAATCTGATGGACATATTTGACATGGTATTGTATTAACACATACTGGAGGTCTAAGCATTGGTACTTGCCATTTAGTTGTATTTAAAATTGTATAATCATTATCCCACTCATTTAATTTTTTATCAGCCAAAGGTGCATAAAATTCAGGTGGTAATTCATTATAAATTGAATCATCTTTTAATTTATTAAATTTAGATTTACCAGTTGTTTTAAGAACTTCCAGAGATTTTATAATCTCTTCAATCGTTAATAGTTTAGAATTCATTTTAATTTTAATATTTGCAATTTCATTCTGATCTAATAATCCTTTCTCACTTAAATCATTGATTAAAGATTCAAAATATTTAATAGCAATACTATTATTTATATTAGATTGAGCTATTGGCTGAATCACTTGTTTAGGTTGTGCTACTATGGATTGAGCGATAGGTTGTGTTACTACTTTGGATTGAGCGATGGGTTGAGATTGTATCATCTGAATAGGTTGTGTTACTACTTTGGATTGAGTGATGGGTTGAGATTGTCCCATCTGAACAATTGGTTGAGATTGTATCATCTGAATAGGTTGTGTTGGAGATTGTTTCATCTGAACAATTGGTTGAGATTGTATCATCTGAATAGGTTGTGTTGGAGATTGTTTCATCTGAATAGGTTGTGTTGGAGATTGTTTCATCTGAACAATTGGTTGAGATTGTATCATCTGAATAGGTTGTGTTGGAGATTGTTTCATCTGAACAATTGGTTGAGATTGTATCATCTGAATAGGTTGTGTTGGAGATTGTTTCATCTGAATAGGTTGTGTCGGAGATTGTATCATCTGAATAGGTTGTGTTGGAGATTGTATCATCTGAATAGGTTGTGTTGGAGATTGTTTCATCTGAATAGGTTGTGTCGGAGATTGTCCCATCTGAACAATTGGTTGAGATTGTATTATTTGAGTAGGTTGTGTTGTAAATGTTTCATAATCTGATTTTTTACAGAGAAAAGAATCAAGTGAAATAAATCCAATAAGAGCAATTGCTATAATTAAAGTTATATCTTTTTGAGAAATTTGTTGAGATGGTACCATTTTTAATATAGAATAAATTAAACCAACAATAATTAAATATTTTACAAAATATTTTATTGAAAATAAAGAACTCTCCATTTATATAACATATTAGATATTTTTTTTATAAATTAAAGTTTTCTTCATGATTTTTTATTATTAATAATAATTAAAATTAAAACAACAATAATTAAAATTAGATTGAGTGAATACATAATAAATAATAAAGAAACATACGGATATATTTTATCAGCAAAATTACAAAATATTGGATTAATAATTTCTTTTTCTATTTTTTTTTTATTATCAGATTTATTAAATTCTAATACCATTTTATTAATAAGATCTTTTGTTAATTTATCTAACATTAACAAAACGAAGAATTTAAATTTTAATAAAAAAGTAAGTTTATAATATTAAATAAGATTATAAATAGTAAATTATGATATTTATAAAAATAAACAATATAAATATTTCTTTAAAAAAATTTGATAATATAATATGTTATAAAGCTTTTCTAATATATATCAATAAGTATGTCCATAAATCCAACTTTTTACAGTGAAGATGTTAAAAAAATTGATAAAATAGAGTTTAGCATTTTTAGAAATAAAGACGTTAAATTATATTCAGCAGTAAGCGGCGATCCTTTCGGAATAGACTTGGCTGAATCTTATGAAAATTATGAACCAAAGAAAGGCGGTTTAGTAGATTTAAGACTTGGTACATGTGATATTTATCTTCCATGTACAACATGCGGTGAAAATTCATTAGAATGTCCAGGTCATTTTGGTCACACCGAATTAGCAGAACCAGTATTTAATTTTGGTTTTTTAAATCATTTAAAAAATATTTTACAATGTATTTGTTTAAAATGTTCAAATTTATTAATTGAAAAATCAGATAGTCAATTTAAAAAAGTATTAAATAAAAAAGCTGAAGCTAGATTCAAAGAATTAAAAGCACAAACAAAGAATGTAAATTATTGTTTTCAGTGTGGTATTCCCGTACCAAAAATAAAACGTGAAGTTAAAGATAATGGTTTTATAAAAATAATGATTGAACGTAATATAAATATAAGTGATGATAAAGATGAATCTCAAAATGTTGCAAAGAAAATAAAAGAATCATTAAGTCCGCGAAATTGTTATGATATTCTTAAGAATGTATCAGATAATGATTGTTATTTATTAGGTTTTAATCCAAAAATGCAAAGACCAGAAGATTTAATTATTCAAAAATTTCCAATTCCTCCAGTAATTATAAGACCAACCGCTAAAGTTGATTTTATGTCTGCTGCAACAATGGAAGATTCATTAACATTAAAAATATCTGATATAATTACATCAAATAAACGTGTACGACAACAAATGGAAAAAGAAACAATCTCAAATGAATTATCAACTTATAATCAAGATATATTTAACTTACTTCAATATCATATTGCAACTTATTTTGATAATGAATCTGTAAGTTTGCCAAGAACCGAATTTAAAACTGGCGGTCGTACAACCAAATCAATTAGTGATCGTATTAATGGAAAAGCAGGACGAGTTAGAAGTAATTTAATGGGTAAAAGAGTAGATTTTAGTGCACGGTCTGTTATTACGTCAGATCCATATATAAATATTGATCAAGTAGGAATTCCAAAAAAAATAGCAATGGAATTAACTATTCCTGAAGAAGTAACTCCATATAATATTAAATATTTAACTGGATTAGTAAAAAATGGTCGTGATGTATATCCAGGTGCAAATTTTGTTTTGCGTATTAATTTTCGTGATGGAAAACCTGAAATTCAAAAGATTGATCTTAAATATCGTAAAAAAGCAATTAGACTTAATTTTGGTGATATAGTTGAAAGACATTCAATAGATGGCGATCATGTACTTTTTAATCGTCAACCTACACTTCATAAGCCATCTATGATGGGTCATAAAATACAAGTGATTGATAATAATGATTTAAATACATTTCGTGTTAATGTATCTGTATGTAAACCATATAATGCAGATTTTGATGGAGATGAAATGAATATACATTTAGCACAATCAGTACAAGCAAGAAATGAACTTAAACGTATTGCAAATGTACAATATCAAATAGTTGGTGTAAAAGACTCAAGTCCAATTATTGGGTGTCAACAAGATACTTTATCGGGTGCATATATGTTAACAGAACCATCAGTAAGAATTAATGGATTTGATGTAGCAAATATATTATGTAATACAACATCTGATACTAAATTTGAAATTAAATTAAATAAAGATTATACCGGTCATGAATTATTCTCACATATTATTCCAGTGGGTATTAATAATACTAAAAAAATAGATGATAAAATAGTTTTTCAAATTAAAAATGGGAAATTAACTAAAGGTTATTTAGATAAAAATTCTTTAAGTTTTGCCAAAAATTCAATTATTCATTTTATTTGGGATAAATTTGGTCCTAATAAAACCAGAAGATTTATTGACGATTCTCAAAGATTAATTCTTAATTATTTACTTTTGCGAGGACAAACAGTAGGTTTTAATGATTTATTAATTGATAAACCAATGGAAGATCAAATACAACAACTTATTAATCAAAAAATATTGGAATCAAAATATGCAATAACACAATATGAAAATGATACTGACCAAATATCACTTGAAATAATAGAAAATTCTTTAATGAGTGAATTAGATGCTATGCGAGCTAATATTGGTCAAATGCTTATGTCACATTTAAAAATTGATAACTTTTTTTGGGCTGCAGCTAAATCAGGTTCTAAAGGAAATGCTTCTAATGTTGCTCAAGTTTCTGGTGTTATTGGACAAAATAATGTAGATGGTGCTAGAATTAAGAAAAAAATTAAAGGACGTACTTTGGTGTATTGGCATAAAGATGATGATACACCAGAAGCTAGAGGATTTATTAAAAATTCATATTTAACTGGTCTTAGAGGATTTGAATTTTTCTATAATGCTGCCGCAGGACGTGAAGGTCTTATTGATACAGCTATTAAATCAGTAACATGGGAAACACCTATTATTATTATTGAAAATAAAAAAGCTAAATATATTGAAATTGGTAAATGGATTGATAATTTATTAGATTATAATTCTGATAAAGTTCAATTTATTGAAAAAGATAATATGGAAATTATGAATTTATCAGATGGTGTTTTTATTCCTACTACAGATTATTATGGTAATGTATCATGGGGACCCATATCTGCAATTACACGTCATAATCCAGGTAAACAAAACTATGAAATTATTACCAATAGTGGACGAAATGTAATTGTAACTGAATCTAAATCTCTTCTTATTTGGGATAGTATATTAGAACAATTTAAGGAAAAATTAACTCCAGAAATTAAAGTTGGTGATTATGTACCTGTAACATCTAAATTAAATGAACCTCCTATTATATTAACACATATAAATATATTAAATTATTTAAATAAATCTAATTTTAATAATTTAGTGGATAGATTTGAATTAAATAATAATAATGGTATATTAATTGGATTACTTTTAGCAGAAGATTTTAATATTAATAATATAATTGAAATCTCAAATCAAAATGAATATATACAAACATTTGTAAAAGAATGGTTTAATAATATAAATGAACAGTTTAAAAATAAAAGTATATTAATTGAATTTTTATATAAATTTATTGGAAATATGTCAAATAATAAAATTATGCCATCGGAAGCATTTATTGCTTCAGAATTATTTATTATAGGTCTATTAAATGGCTATTTTTCAAGTAATTGTTACATTAATGAAACATCTATTGAAGTAACTGCTTTATCTAAACCTTTAATTGAAGGAATAAGTTTATTATGTTCTAGAATTGGAATATTTGGTAAAATAATTAATGATAAACAAAATATATATAAATTAAATATTTCTTCAAAATGGATTCAAATATTTTCAAATAAAATTAAATTATTATGTGATTCAAAAAATATAAAACTTAAAAATATTAAATCAATTGAAGATATTAATTTTAAAGAACATAATGATGTTATATTAGATTCTATTACTAAAATTAAATTAATTGATTCTCATAATTATAAAAAAATGTATGATTTAACAATACCTATTACTTTTAATTTTGGTCTTGCAAATGGTTTACAAGTTCGTGATACTGCAAGTACTGGATATCTTCAACGTCAATTAATTAAAGGATTAGAAGATTTATCAATTAAATACGATGGTACAAATAGAAATGCTCGTGGTATTATTATCCAAACAGTATATGGTGAAAATGGAATAAATCAAGCGACTCAAACTGAATTACAAATTAATATTATATCAATGGATAATAATACATTGAGTGATAAATTAGGGTTTAGTTCTGAACAAATAAAAAAATTAAGTAAAACTCTTAATATGTCAGTAAAAGAACTCACTGAATTTAATAATCAACATCATAATAAACTTAAAAATCTAAGAGATGAATTAAGAGATCTTCAATTAAGAGCATCAATTAATTATAAAATTTTGGAAGAAAAATTTATGTTACCTGTTAATTTTTTCCGTATTACCCAAGATTATTCAAATAAAAAAGAACATATTGAACTTAAACCACAAGAAATTGAGGATGATATTGAAGATTTCTTAAATAATTATGAAAATAGATTAATAACTTCATTAAAACCAACTGATAAATATATGAAACAAGATGATCGTGATTTAAAATTTTTACTAGAAGTTGCAATTAATGAATATTTAGCACCAGTAAAATGTATTTTTGAATATGGTTTAACAAGAACTAATTTTAAAGATATGATGAAAGAAATTCAACTTAGTTTTATTAAAGCTATTATTGAACCAGGTGAGATGGTTGGAATTATTGCTGCACAATCTGTTGGTGAACCAACCTCTCAAATGTCAATACAGAAAGATACAAATATTAAAATAATAATTAAAAATTTACTATTAAAAACAACTAAATTTAAAACAGTACAAGTTGGTGAATTTTGTGATAAAATTATTAAAAATAATCCATCACTAACTAATAATACTGGGCATCCAAATAGTGTAGAAACTGATTTGTCTATTTTATCAAATGAATATTATATTATTGGTGTTAATGAAAAAGAACAAACTAAATGGAATAAAGTATCGCATGTAAGTCGTCACCCTGTTAATGGTCAATTAATGACAGTTACAACTAAAAGTGGTAGATCTGTAACAACAACTTTAAGTCATTCACATTTGATTCGCGAAAATCAAACAGTAGTACCAATTACTGGTTCTAATTTAAAAGTGGGTATGCGTATTCCAGTTACTAAACATATTGATAATACATTTATTAATTCAACTATTAAAATAGGTGATCAAAATTATATATTAAATAATTTATTTGGTTGGTTTGTTGGTGCTTACTTAGCCAAAGGAAGTATTGATGAAAATACAATTATATTATCTAATATTTCTGAACAATTTATTAATAATATTGAATCATTTGGACAACAAATAAATATATCAATAAATAAATATCAAAATAATAAACTTGTTACAGTATCATTTATTGATAAATCATTAGCCAAATTTATAAGTTTATTTGTTAAAAAAGTTCCTAACTTTGTATTTACAGCTCCTAATGAATTTAAAGCAGGACTAATTCAGGCTTATTTTGATGTAAATGATAACTTCCAATTTGATGAATCTAAAAAACAAATGAAAATATCTAGTGAAAATAAAGAACTTATTAAAGATATTTCATTATTACTAAATTATTTTGATATATTTGGTTCTATTGAAATTAAAGATATAATATATAATTTAACAATTAATATACATTATTGTTTATTATATCAACAAAATATAGGAACTTTATTACATCAAACTAAATTAGATTATATTATTACATCTGCTAATCATGAAAATATTTATGACTTATCTGATGAAATTGATAAAATTAATGGACTAGGTTATATTATTGCTAAATGTGGTAATATTTTAAATATAAATAGTCTAAATAGAACAAATAATAAATGGATTAAAAGAGAATCAATTGATAGAAAAATATTAAGTAAATATATTAGTATATTTGAAGCACATAAAAATGCTTCAAAAATCAGTAAAGAATTAATAATATTAAATCAAGCAGTAAATTCAAATGTAATCTGGGATGAAATTATTGATATTAAAATTTATACTCCAGATCAATCTGAATATGTATATGATTTTACAGTACCAATTAATCAAACATTTATGGTTGATAGTGGTATTATTGTTCATAATACTTTAAATACTAAACATTTTGCAGGTGCAGCAAAAAGCAGTTCTGCAAATATGGGTGTAAGTCGTATTCAAGAGTTACTCCATTATTCTAAAAATATTAAAACACCTCAAATGAGTATATATTTTAAAGAAAATTATTCTAATAATCGTTCAGCATTAAATAAAATTGTTAGTTATTTCAAACATTTATCAATTCGTCATTTAATTTCAAATGCTGAAGTATATTATGATATTGGTCAAAATGATTTATTAAGTAAAAAAATAAAAGGTGATAATGTTTCAAATCCATTTTTTGTAAATAATCAAAAGGCCGAAATTAATTCTTTACCATTTGTATTTAGAATTAAACTAGACATTAAAATTATGCTTGAAAAAGAAACAACCTTACTTGATATTAAAACTAAATTTATTTCACATTGGTATAAAAATTATACTAATATTAAAAATTTAAAGAAAAATGAAAAAGAAGTTATTAGTAGAATTTCAAGATGTGCTATTCTTTCTAATATTGCTACAGATATAGATCAAATAATCCATATTAGATTTTCAATGAGTTCTTTCAATTATAATGTAATTACAGAATTTCTTCGTATGGTATTTGATGATATTACATTAAAAGGAATTGAAAATATTAAAAATATTGATATTACCCAAGAACGTATGATTAAATATGAAAAAGAAACTGGAGAAGTTAAAATAGATAAAGAATATGTAGTTTATACTTCAGGTATTAATCTTGATAAAATTAGATTAATGAAAGGTATAGATTTAAATAGAACAAAATGTAATGATATTGCTACTACATTAAGATTATATGGTATTGAAGCAACACGTCAAATTTTAATTCATGAATTATCTGAAACATATAAAGCAGGTGGTTCAAATATTAATCAGAATCATTTATCATTAGTGGTTGATCAAATGTGTCATTTAGGTGAAATCACAGCAATGGATCGTCATGGATTATCTAAAATAGATATTGATCCAATAGCAAGAGCATCATTTGAAAAAACAATGTATCACTTTATTAATGCTGCATTATTTAATGAAAAAGATTCTATGAAATCAGTTAGTTCACGTATTGCAATAGGTCGTACAATTCCTGGTGGAACTGGTGCTTTTGATTTGTTACTTGATACTAAAAAATTAGAAGCTTCTGAATACACTGAAGATGAAACAGGTGGTCGTATTACATTTACTCCACTTGAAGAAGAACCTATGTTACTTGATTTGATGAAATATAGTATAAATAAAACTGAGTTTTTTATGCCAGTTACAAAATAATTTTTTTATATACTTAACAACTAATAATTTTAGAAATATAAATAATTAAGATGAATAAGTGATATAAATTTAGTTAAATTTATTTAATGAAAAAAATAAAGTATTTGAATAATAAATAAAATCAATAAATGAAATTGGTTTTTTTGAATCTAAATTATGAATGTTTTTAAAATCATTGTTATTAAACCTATAAATATTATAATAAATTATGGATAAAATAAAGTTTATTCCAAATATTATTATAATAATCTCTAATATTAGAGATGTTGGTATTTTAGAAATATATTCTAATAAATGAGATTTATCAATATAATCAATTAGTAATATTATAATAAAACTATAATTTAATTTTATTATAATATAATTATATAAGCAAGAATATAAAATGGAGGTATATTATTATGTGACTGACCACACTACTATCTATTAAAATTAGTATCAGTATAATATCTTTCATTAATAAATTTCAAGGAAGTGTAACATCACTAGTTTGAAGTTTATAAGTATCATAAATAAGTTGTTTAACTTCTATTTTTTTATGTATTATCTAAGTTAGTCATATTTTTTCTGAACAATTTTATCCAATATCTAACTATCTTTTACTATTTTAAATTTCCTATCATTTCTTCTACTTTCAGGTCCTACAACTACATTTATATATCCACAATCACCTCGGCCACATGTACCTAAATATTTTGTATCAGGTCCTTCGAGATTTCCTGTACCAATAGTAGTAATATTAATCATATCATTATATCTAATAAAATTATTAGTACCAGTAAGATTTTCTGTATTATTAAGACTAATTGTTCCAGAACTACTACCAAGTATTAGTTCTTTATTATCTTCTGCATAAATGCCTGGTTTGCCCCATGCACAACCAACTCTAAGTCTACCACAATTTTCCTCATCAGTAAAAAAATATCGTCCACCTGAAAAATCACCACCTTTTTTTGTAGTAATTTTACCATCAACAGTTAAATCATTTTTGACATTAATTTTACCCTTAACAGTTAAATCACCATTAATAACAATACTTCCATCATTAACATTCATTTCAATAGTATTTGATTTATTAGTAGTACTTCTAAATCTAATTAGATTATCCGCAGCAATTGTCAATTGACCATCTGATCTATAAATAGCACCATTCTTAGTATCTGGATGTGCAATATTATGATCAGTGAAAATAGGACCATTTAATATAGTATTACCTTTTAATGTAGTTTCACCTTGTACTTGCATATTGCCAGGAAGTGTAATGCCATTTGCCTGAAGTTTAGTAGCAATTTCTGATAAATTTTTAATAGCAGTCACATCAATTTTATAAGTATCATAAATAAGTTGTTTAACATCCATTTTTTGTGTATCATCTAAATTAGCCATATCTTCTCTTGATGGTTTTATCCAATATAAATGAAAAATAAATATAAATCCAATTATAACTAAAATTATTATATATTTATTACAAATTTCCATTTCTGATAACATTTTATATATTATTATTTAGAATTTAATATAAATCAATAGTACCCATTTCTCTAATATGTATTTGTCTATCATTACTACTTAAATTTATTGCTACTTTAATTATTTTATCTCTAGTTAATATTTCGGGTATTAAAGTAGCAATAAATTTATTATATGGTTTTGAATTAATATGGCGTGCTAATGGATGATCCCATGTAGTTCTTAATCTTTCTATTTTAATATTTGAATTTACAACCTGAATTGTTTGATGTGTTGTTCCATTCCATTCAGTATTATGTTCTATTATATAAAATAATTTATCAACACCTGATGGAATATTTGGAATATTAAAAGAATGAATTCTATTAGCAGCAAGCATACCTAATTGATCATTCTGCCAAATACTATGCCAATCACATTTACTTCCGCCATCCACGCCCCAATGATAATGTACTATTGGATGCATATTCCAATTCCACAGATTTGTTGTAAATGCTAGTCCACTAATCCATCCATCAGCACCCTCATTATTAATAGAATTACCTGGAGATAATATATATTCACCAGAACTAGGAACAGGCATAGACAACCACATATGTTTATCTGACTGAACATCACTAGTTCCACCATCTGGTGATATAGGATTTGAAGATCTATTACCGCCAGTATAAGTATTTATTAAAGTACCAGATACTGTATAAACTTTAAAACAATTATATCTATCATTTAATATTCTGACCCAAATAACATTTTTTCCTGAAGGAACAACTACCTTAGCCCCATTTGGATGTGAAAGTGCTCCTCCAATTCTTAATATCCATCTATTATTCCAAAGATTAGTTCTATATGAAGTATCGTCCCAACCTACAGGATTACCTGATTTAGAAATAATATTAGATAGAAAAGCATCAAAAATACGATCATAAATAATTGCATCTTCAGGATAAAATAAATAATTTTGTTTTCTAACATATAATGAGGTATTAACATTAACTAAACCATCATTTTTAATTTCTAATGCGGGAGTTTGATTAGCTTTTTTAAATGCTAAATTAGATGTAGTATCTAAGTTCCATCCATTTCCAACATTAACAATTGAACCAGCCCCAGATTTTTTCATATCAACAATTGAACCAGTACCATGAATACCAATTCTTACAGTTGGATCTTCTGTATTAGCATTAACATTTTGAATATATATTTTTTTCTTATCCCAAGTATCAGTTTTACCGATTGAAATGTAAGGATTATTACCATCTCCCTGCATATTATACATATTATCTCCTGTATGCCTTGAATGTACATGACCATCATGATTTATATTAAATAAATCACCAACCCCTTCTAAAGCCACTTTAAGATGACCGTCTCTATTAACAAGATATACATTTTTAGTATCATCATTTTTTGTTCTTAATCTAAGATGTGTATCACCATTATTTTCAATAGATGTTGTTAACCATTCTGGAAAATCTGAAGATTTAGTATTTGAACCAATATTTAATTTACCTTGAATATTCATATTACTAGGATATGTTAATCCACCTGTTTGAAGTTTAGTAGATACATCTGATAAATTTTTAATAGCACCTACATCAATTTTATAAGTATCGTAAATAAGTTGTTTAACTTCACTTTTTTGTGTATCATCTAAATTAGCCATATCTTCTCTGGATGATTTTGTCCAATAAATATGAAAAATAAATACTAATATAATAACTAATAAAATTAAATTATATTTTCCAGAATTAAAATTTTCTAACAATACCATTTATATATATTATTATTATTTAGAATTTAAATAAAATTAAATTAATTTTATTTAATGTCTGATAATTTTGAATTTATAGGTATTGTTAATCAACCTACTTGAAGTTTATTAGTTAAATAAAAATGAATATATTGAATTATAATATTAATTTTTTTATAAAAATTTATCAATTGCTTCAGGCATTTCTCTAATATCCATTTTATAAAAGTGTTTCATTTTATTAAATGTTTTTAAATCACCTGGATCAGTCATTTTAACCATTGTAATAGCTACACCTTTTTTATCAAACCGTCCACATCTACCAATACGATGAATATAAGTTTCTTTATTAGGTGGTAAATCATAATTAACAACAAGATTTACCTGTGGAATATCAATACCTCTAGATAATAAGTCAGTAGTTAAAAGTAATCTAGTTTTACCATCTCTAAAATCTTTAACAACATTATCTCTTTCTAACTGTGTCATATTTGAATGAATAACAGTAATTGGGAAATTATTTTGTTTTAGATTTTGTTCAAGCCATTCAACTTTTCTAATTGTATTACAGAAAATAATTGCTTGAGAAGTAGATACTAAATTATATAAATCAAGTAATGTATCAAATTTAAGTTCTTCAGTTTCAACATCTAAATAAAACTGACTAATTAAATCAACAACAACTTCACTATTTTTAAGTAAAATTTTAATTGGGTCATGCATAAATTTTTTACTAACATTAAAAACATTAATAGACATTGTAGCCGATATTAAAACAACTTGAATAGAACTGGGAGCTTTATCAAATATTTCATGTAATTTATCATTAATGCCATCTGATAAAATTTCATCAGCTTCATCTAATACAATAAATTTAAGTTTATGAATATTAATTTTTTTTTCAGTAATCATATGATAAATTCTACCAATAGTACCAATTACAATAGCAGCTGATTTAACATCAGTTCTAGTTTGATTAACATCAGTTCCACCTGTACACTTTGCGATTTTATATTCTGTATATTTAGATAAATTATTTGCAACATCTACAATTTGATTAGATAATTCTCTAGTAGGTGCAATTATAATACCTTGACAATATTTTTCAGTAGGTTCAAGTCTATTTAAAACTCCCAATAAATAAGTAGCAGTTTTACCAGTACCAGATTGAGATTGTAATATACAATCTTTACCAGTATTAATTGAATTAATACCTTTAATTTGAATTTTAGATGGTTGTGTAAATCCATTAAGATAAACCCCTTTTAATAATTTATCATTTAAACTAAGACTATCAAAATTATCTGTTTCTATTTCCATTATGTAATAATAATATTAGAATATCTTTAAACAGTTTTTAATAAAAAAATTGAATTAAACTTTTATTGACATATAATAATTATATAAGTAATGGCTACACGAACTGAATTAACTACTAAATTTACTGACGTTAACGTCTCTCAATTAAACTTCACTGATTTTGAAGAAAACACCCGATCTAAAGGACAAAAGATTTCATATCCTCGTTATAATTCAACGGGTGGATTTGATCTTCCTCTATTTATCCAATTTCCTTGGATAGACTTAAAATCATATGGAGTTCCAAGATTAGGTGATTATTATTCAGATGATATTCAAAGATCATTCGTTAAAATTCCACTTGATGAATCTGTATCTGATGTAAATCAACTAATTGATCTTTTAAAAAATATAGATGAAAAACTAGGATCTGATGAATTTAAACAGAAAATGTTTGGTTCAAAAGCATCTAAATATGTATATCAGCCAATTTTCCGACATCCTATGGAAGAAGATTCTGAATCTAAAAAGAAAGAAACAAAGAAAGATTATGGTCCTAAACAACCTTATATGAAACTTAAGATTGATACTACTTATCCAGATAATCAAGTTAAAACTATACTTTTTAATTCAATTTTAAAAAATGGTAAACGTGTAAGAACTAAAATTGAAGGAGTTAGTACTATTGATGATTTTGCAACTTATGTCTGCTGGAAAAGTCGTATTCGACCTATTGTTCGTCCTGTTAAATTATGGGCTCAAGCTCCTAATAAAAAAGATCCTACTTATGGATTAACTTTTAAAATTGCAAAAACTGAAGTAGAACCTCCTAATCAACCAGATACCTCAAATGTTAAGAAATATATGGAGTCTGATTCTTTTTTAGATTCTGATGTAGAATCAGATACTAATAGTGGTAGTGCTAAACAAAAAAGTCCTATTTTAGCAACAATTAAAGGAAAAGAAGTAGTGAATCTTCCATCAGATGATTCTGATGAAGAGTCCTCTGACTCAGATGATAATATTAAACCTGTAAAACCAAAAGCTAAACAAGTTGAGGCAAAACAAGTGATTGAATCAGCTGAATCAGATGAGTCAGATGAATCAGAAGAAGATATTAAACCGATAATTAAAAAACCTACCTCTAAAAGTAGTAAAAACTAATTTAAACACTTGTAATTGATTTAAAAAATATTTATATAATAAATATATATGAATTATTTAGAACCGTTAAAAATTAGTCAAGTAGATTTTAATAAAATAGTATATCCTAAATCAAAAAAAGGAAATACTAAAAAACTTATTTTAATTAAATATAATGAAAAATCAAAACTTAAAAATTTTGTTTTTCAAACACCTACACTTTTAAATATTTTTACTCCTCAATTTAATGGAACTTATGCAGATATTGAAGTTGGTTTAGTTGGTAAAGAAAATAATCAAGTTAATAAATTTATTAACTTTCTTAATGAATTAGAAAATAAAATTAAGTCAGATGCACAAATACATGCGCATAATTGGTTTAATTTAGATAAAAATAATTCAACAATAAACTTTCAAAAAATAATAAGAGAATCAGAAGATTATTCTACAGGAACAATTAAATTAAAAATAATAAAAAACAATGATTTTGAAACAATGTTACAATTAAATAATAATAAACGAATAGGATTAAATAATATTCCAGAGGATTCATGGTGTAAAATAATATTAGAATGTTATGGAATTTGGGTTAATACAGAAAATGATTTTGGAATATTTTTTAGACCAATTTTAATTTCTTTTATACCAAAAGAAAAACAAGTATATAATTATAAATTATTAGAAGATTCTGATGATGAAAATAATATAGATATTCCTGATACAGAAGTGAATGAAAATATATTTATGAAAATTGAATCAAAAAATAAAACTTTAAATGATTCAACCTCTCAATTAGAATTTAATGGTATACTAAATGAATCACAAAAAACATCTGAAATATTGTTACCAATATTTCATCAAGATAATAATAATATATCTACAGTTAATATAAATTTTAAAAACGAAGATGAAAATGATTTAGACTTATCTAGTTCTTCAGACTCGGAAGATAATTCAAATAATAAAGTAATGAATATAACTGTAGAAGAGAGAGATTCTATTATATCATCTGATTCAGAAGAACATATAGATGATAATGATAATAATATAATCACAGAAACTTCAGATAATTAATTTTGAATGGAGTTTATTTAAAGAAATTTTGACTATAATTAAATATATTAAATTGTTTTCAAATGCCCGTATTAGAATCAACAAAATCAAATTACGAAGTTTTAAAAAACATTCAAATAACATCACAAGAAAACATGATTATAAAATCACTAGAGAAATTTTATGAAGATATTAATAATATTAATTTTTTTATACCAATTGTAAATTCAGAATCAAATATATCAATAAGATTAATTGATCATTTTGTAACTAAGTATTCCAAAAATTATAAAATTAATTACAAATTAAAAGAAAATGATAATGAACAAACATTTAATGTTTATACATCTTATAAACAGCAATTAAAAGCATTTCAAAAAAAACATTTTGATCCATTTAGTAGAGGAGATCGTATTCCTTATTTTATGGGAGATAGTTGTGTAATAACAACTATTGGACAATTAAATTTTTTTAGATGGTTTTTATCAAAAAAAGTATATGATTATGTAAATGCAAATCATAAATTAATAGAAATAGATATGAATAAAAAAAATAAAAATGATAAAAATAAATTGATTAAAGAATATAAAATAAAGAAAAATATAAGACCTCAAATATCAAATACTATTAATAATACTATTAATAATTATAAATATCAATCAAAATCTTTATTATTTAATGAAATAAAAAATAATAAAATCATAATTTCTTTTAATTAAAGAAATTAATATTGCTATATAATTTATTAATACTTTGTTCATATGAGCAAAGTATTAAAAAACAAGTTTTTCATTTAATTAAAAATGGGTGCACTTTTTCAAAAACAAGCCATATAATTTATTTAATTAAAAAAAATTGATATAAAAATTAGTTAAATCTTAATGTTTATATAAATTAATGTCTAAAATAACAAATGCAGCAAAAATAAATAAGTTCGTTAATAGTTTTATTAAACCTGATAATGAACAAGTAGTTAATCAAGTATCAGATAATTCTGATACTGATTCTACATCTAATGAAGCGTCTGAAAGTGAATATGAAAGTACTAATGAAGAAATTACAAAAGATAAAAATGAAAGTGAGAGTGAAAATGAGAATGAACGAAAAACTAAAGAAAAGAAACAAAAACATTCATTTGACGAACTGACAACTAAATTAGAAGAGTTTCAAGGTAAAATTAAGAATATTGACAAAGAAATTAAAGAACTGAGTAAACAAGTAGATACAAAAGAGAAAGTAAAACGAGACTATGAACGTCAAATTTTAGGTATTTGTAAAATTCTATTAAAAACTCATAATGATGAAATTAATAAGGCCATAAAATCAAAACCTAAACGAAAAGGAAATGTAAATGGAGGTTTTAATAAAGAACAACCAGTTCCAAAAATTTTATGTGATTTTATTGGATTATCTGAGGATACTTGTATGGCACGACCCAAAGTAATGAGTGCTTTAAATAATAAGTTTTCTGAACTAAAACTGAAAAAAGGTCAGATAACAACAATAGATAAATCAACAGCAAAAGCTTTAGGACTAGGTAGAGAAAATTATGGTAGAGAAATAAAATTTACAGAATTTCAATCATTTTTAGCATCTTTTTATGTTAAAAAAGAAGAAAAAGAAGTAGAAGTATAAGTTTATTAATTTATTTTATTATTAAGAAAAATATTGTTTTAATAATTGTTCTCTTTCTAAAGAATTTTCATAATTTAAACATAATTTAATTGCTAAATTATGAGTAGTAATTTTAAAATCAATATTTTGTATATCATTTTGATTATTAATATCTATTAAAAATCCATCACGACTAGGAACCCAATATTCAATATTAATATTTTTATTGTCTCCTAAATCTAAATAAATATTAAGTCCATAAATCATTTGATATAATGTCATAGGATATTCTATTAAAATTATTTTATCATTCCAATAAAAATTATTTGGAAGATTTAATTTTATGATTAAATTGCCAGATTCTGTATTGTCAGTATCTCCTACATCTGTAAACACAATATAAGGACTTATTATATTAAATACAAATATAGATGTACTAATTTGTCCATTAATTTTTCTTTTAATTTTAATTTTACGTTTATTATTAGATGTAATATCATTAATATTAATTTGTAATTCAATTTTAATATCTAAATGACTGAATTTCTGAATAGATATAGGAAGTTGATCATAATATTCAGCAAAAGTTTCATCATAAATTTCAACATCTGACTCAGAATGATTATGAATAGGAGAAAACTCTTTTTTAAAAACAACTCCCTTTTTAAATAATTGTAATAATTCATGAACATTAATTGTCCTAAAAAAATTAAGAAAATTATTTTTAATATATTCAAAATCTGGATTTTCTAAATTAATGCCAAATTTTTTGAATTCATCTAAATTAATTTTATCTCCTATTATTTTTTCTAATATTTCTACAAATGAAACTCTTTCATTAATATTCATTTTTTGATATTCTTTTCTAGTTTTATCATTAATTAAAATTTCATAAGCAGAGTGTATTTTTTGAAATTTTTCTGATGCTTCTGGTGAATTATTTTTATCAGGATGATAAATTTTAATTAATTTAAAATAAGCCTTTTTAATTTCTACTTCAGATGCATTTGGTTTTATTTCTAATATATTATATAAATCCATAAACTAATAATATATTTAAAATTTTATTCTTTATAATTTAATATAGACTATGCAAAATAATATTTTTATTAAAATGAAAAAAGATAAATTTAATCCTGATATTGAACTAAAATTAAAAGGTAAAGAAGACGAAAGAACCAATATAAATTATGATTTATCTAATACAATTTATAATCCAATAACAGGTATAATTCCTAAAAAAATAGAGTCTAATAAAGATCTAGTTTTAAATAAAATATCAGAAATTAATAAAGTTGATATAAAAAAATTAATAACAGATAAAAATAATGAAAGACTTAATCAAGATAATATATATAAACCGATTAAAACAAAAGTAATAAATAATACTATAACACCCCAAACTACAGAAATTAAGACTAACAATAATGAAAGTAAAACTAATAATATAAATAGAACTAATTATATTGAGACTTATGAAGATATGAAAAACTTATCACATATTAATAAATTACAATCTCAATTAAATAAAAATAATTATGATAATATATTTGACGGACTTAAAGACTTAGGTATTATAAAATAATATAATGTCTAATAATTTACAAGAAGAAATTCAATTATCAGAGCCAGAACTTTATTTTAATATAATAAATAAAATTAATAAAATTAAAGATAAAGTTATAAATATAAAATTATATATTGAAAATTCAAATACTGATATTAATTTAAATATTAAATATTTAGAAAAATTTAATTCATTTTCATCTGACCTAAATAATTTAAAATCATTAATAGATGATATGTATGATGAATTTATTCTTAATATAAATCCCTCTGAATTAAATAATTTAGATAAAAATAAACTTAAAAATTTAATAATTGAGAGGAAAATACAAAATACATTTACACCTTATATGTTATATTTACAGATTTTATTACAAAATACAAATGAATAAAATATTTAATAAAATATTTAATAAAATATTTTAATAAAATTTAGATAGTTTAAATTTTATTAAAAATAAAAATTCTTAATAAAATTAAATGAATGAAAAAATAAATAAAACTATAGATGAATATTATTCATGTATTGATAAAAATATTCTAAATGATCTTTGTAAAAATAAAGATTTAAAAAATCTAATAAATCTATCAACAATTACAGATTTATATATTTTCAATAAAAAAAATAAAAAATGGAAATTAAAAAGTAAAGATAAATTATTAAAAGAATGTGAAACTATAAAGAAAAAAGAGATTAAAATAACATCTAATATGTTAGCTAATTTAGCTAAATTAAATAATAATTATGAGACAACAAATATTAAAAAAATTTGTGATAATTTACATAGTAAAATTATAAATTTAGATAATATTGCAAACTATATTCATAATTTAGACTCAACTATTAGTCCAATAGATAATAAAAAAATAAAAATAATTGATATTGATAATAATTTACTTAGTAGTTCTGATTCATTCAATGGTTTTATTGAATCCTATTCAAATTGTTAAAATATTAACTATATTGATTAATAAATTCTTTAATACTAAATTCATCACGAGGACCTACATATTCAATCGCTTTATTACCAGTTTGTAAAATTAATGTAGGGAATCCTTCAATCTTATATTTTTTAATTTCATCAGCATTTTCAGTTGAATCATAAGTTACAAAGTTTAATTTAGATCCAAATTCATTTTGGAGTTTAGACCATACAGGTTTAAATTGATTACAATGTGGACACCAATCAGCTTTAAATAAATTAATTGTATTTTTTGTATTATTTTTACCACCTAACATTATTTTCTGGTTTTCATTAGTATCAATAATATTTTTTAATTTAATGTATTTAGCTTTATATTTTAAATATTTTTTATTATAATCCATATATATATATTTATAGATAAATATTTTTTTATAGGTTAAATTAATGGATGAAAAAAATGAGAGTAATTATACTAAAGAAACTATATTAATTATTTTACTTTTATTTATGTTTTCTAATAAATTATTAGATTTTGCTTGGGATATTGGAAAATCATTATTATATTTAATAATCTTAATAAATTGTATAAATTATCTTAATCCAATATTAGGTACTAAAATTAGAGAAATTACTAATGATTTTATTAATATAGATCCAACTAATGGTTATATGATGAATTCATTATCTAAAATATCAACTTATATTCTTGATCTAATTAAAAAACCAGTTAAAAATTTAACAAGTCTATTAAAAATAGAGGAAACTAGTAATAATAATATTGCTTTAAAATCAGAAGAAGATGTAGTCAGAGAAATAAATAGTTTTAGATTAGAGAAAAATAGAAATCTATCTAATCTTGAAAAAACTAATAATAGATCATTAACTAATTAAATAATTCGTTTATTATTTTTAATTATATTCATATAATTAAATGATTGGTTTTAAAAATATGGGAAATACTTGTTATTTAAATTCTGGACTTCAAATGATTATACAAAATAAAGATTTATGTGAAATAATTTCAAATAATTCATATGGATCAGAAATTCTTACTAAAATATCAGATTTTATAAAACAATATTATAATAGTTCAAATGCTATTATACCAAGTGAAATTAAAAAAATTGTAGAAAAAAAGCAAGCATTATTTGGAGGTTTTGATCAACAAGATTCTACTGAATTTATTATATTTTTTTTAGATATAATTGATGAAGAAATTAAGAAAGTTGATACATCTTCAAATGGTATTCAGTCATTATTTGGAATTGATTTTAATGTAAGAATTAAATGTAAATTAATGAGTTGTCTCCAAGTTTATAATAAAAAAGAAACAAATAATTTTTTAATTTTAGATATGAATTCAAAATATACAAGTCTAGAAGAGATATATCGTAATTATAAATCTGGAACTAAATTAGATGAAGATAATAAATATTTTTGTAAAAAGTGTCAAGATAAAAGAATCGCATCTAAAAGACATACTATTGATAAATGGCCTAATAATCTATTTATTTGGCTAAAAAGATTTAAACAAGAAGGTAAAAGAATAACCAAAAATGATCAAAAAATAGAAGTTCCTTTTGATTGGATACATGAAAATAAATTACAAGGTGCTATTATTCATTATGGAAATTTAAATGGTGGTCATTATATATATGTTGGTAAACAAAATAATAAATGGTATGTATTTAATGATTCTAGTGTTAATGAAATTGAATCAGAATTAGAAGTTAAATCATTGCTATCTAATGCATATTGGTTATATTATAAAAAAAATTGATAATTTGTTTATTTATAATATAATATTTTAAATATAATGCCACTTATACTTAAACTGATTGGACAATTTAGAGATCGTAAAAATTACCAAATAAGGGATTCGTTTGAAGGATCCATAAATATTAGATTATTAAATGACTTATTTATTTTTTGGGGATTATCAGATTATGAAGTAGAAAAACTTAAATTTATAACTGACTCAGAACAAATAAAAAATCCAGATAAAACATTTCTAGTTTCACCAGTTGAAGAAAAAATTATATTTGTATTTACCCCAGAGCCAGAATTAAGAAATAAATTAGTAACACTTTTTATGAAAGAAGGTAGAGAAGTAGCACCTAGTATATCTGCACCAGAAACCAAAAATGATGAACTTCAAATAAAACATGTAACTCAATCAGAAACAATTGATCAAGAAATATGTCAATCAATTAATACTACACAAGTAACAATTCCTATTTTAACTGAAGAATTAATTGAAACTATGAATCATAAATCTATTTTATTATTCTCAGATCCAGATTTTAAATTACTAGTTGGTATTTATCTTAAAAAACCTGAGTTATTTAGTATTCTTGCACAATATGTACAAAATGGAAATATTGTAGAAGAATCATTAATGTCACCAAAAACAATCAATGATTTAACAAATGAAGAACTAATAAAATATCAAACTAGAGTAGAAGTAATCAATAATTTAAATTTAGGTATATCAAATGATATGATTATTGAAAAACTGATTAAATATTCAGGTCATCTTAATCTTACATTAAGGTCAATCCTTTGTGATATGGCTATTAATAAATAGATATATTTTTTTAATTAATAATATTATTATATATAATAATATTATCTGTAAATAGCATTAATTAAATGAAAAATAAGTTTTTTCATTTAATTAAAAAAATTGAAAAATTAATTTATATAATAGAAAGATTATATTATTTAATGTATCGTAATACTGCAAACAAATTTAATAATACCAATAAGATGAATGAGAAACGTAAAAAAGAAATTGAAGCAAGAAAGAAAGCTCAAAATGAAAAACGAGGTCATTGGTTATTTAGTTTTTTTCAAAAATCACATTCGTTTGATACTGAAGCAAACATTAAAATATCAATGCAACCTGAAAATAGTTTTAATCCAAAAAATGTTCATAATTATATTAATCCAGAACCTTCAAGAGAAGAAGAATTAATATCTAAAAAAAGTCGTGGTGAATATATAAAAACGTCTGAACAAATAGTTATAGATAATTACACTAAGAAAAAAGCAGAAGCAATTATAAATGATTTTAGGATAATTGAAACTCAAAGATTCAATGCATCGCCTCAAACAAGAGAAGGAAGACTAAAACTTCTTCTTAATACACTTGTTCTAAAAGTTCAAAAGAAAGAAATCTATCATGTAGCTAATATTTATTTGAGATTAATGGAAGATGATTTTAAATTAACACCTGAATTAAGTTCAGAATATAAAAAATATTTGAAACAAATGAATAGTATAGTGAGTGAATTAGATATGATAGAATTACAATTTACACGCTTTCATTCGCAAATGCCACCATTAAATCAAGGTGGTTTTAAAAAGTTTGATGATTGGCAAATTCAAGTAATTAATAACATTGATAATAATATTAGTACAATTGTTAATGCTCCTACTTCTGCTGGTAAATCAGTTTTATCTGCTTATACTACAACAAAAGGACGTGTTATGTTTGTTGTTCCAACTGATGCACTTGCTTGGCAAATGTCATCATATATAGGAAGTATATTAGGAAGTAATGTACCAATAATAACCGCAACTTATCAATCAAGTGCAAGTAGAGATGGTTTGATTGATAGTATTAATAGTGCAGAAGCAATTATTGGTACACCTGAATCAATTTTTGACTATGTACCATTTATTCATAATAACTTTAAATGGATAGTATTTGATGAAATTCATATGATTGGAAAATCAGAGGGTTCAGCAATGGAACATATAGCTAAAATATTTCCAGAAACTTCAATTTTAGCTCTGAGTGCAACAATTGGAAATACTGATGAATTAGTTGATTGGTTTCAACAAGTTTGTCCAACAAAAGTTGTAAGTAAAGTAACTTGTGATAAAAGATTTTTTAATCTTCAAAGATTCTATTATGATAATTCATTAGATAGTCTTATAAATCTGAATCCTCTATCATTAGTAGATGAAGATCAAATAGCTGATGGTTCAATATTAGCAAAATCGCTTCAACCAACCCCTCCTAATACTTGGGATTTAGCAATGAAAATAAAAGATAAAGTAGATTTAGGAGAACTAGATCCCAATAACTATTTTAATAATATAAATCGTATTGAACTTGATCAAGCAAATGAATATTTTAATAAATTGATAGAATATTTAGTTAATTTGTATAAAATAAATAGAGATATTGTTATGGAAATAATTAATAGTTATAAACATGAATCATTAGTCTCTAATTCAATTGATTTGGTTAAGTTGGCACTTATTCTTAAAAAAGAACAAAAGACACCAGTAATTGTTTTTCAAAAAAATACATTAGCTTGTTTACGAATGGCTCGTGAATTTGCAAAAAATTTAGAATGTCTTGAAGAAACAACTTACCCAAAACTACGCAGTGAAAGACTAAAAATGGCTAAAAAAGCTAAACGACTAGATAAGAAGAATAAAGGTACTAGTATTGATGACAATGAATATAAAAAGTCTTCAGATAAAAATAATAAAAAAGAAAAGAAAGCATTTATCGGACTCAAAATTTCAAAGAAAAAGTACTCTGATAAAACTCAAAATGATGAAAGTAAAGCTGAACCTGAAACTAAACAAACGGATGATTCATCTCAAGGAAAAACTACAAAAATACAAAATGAAATAATTACTGTTGTATCTGAACAAGAACCTCATAGTGATTTTATATTAAATAGAGATCAATATTTTTCTGAAGGAATGATTGAAAATTGGGCATATGAATTAAAAAAATTCTTCCCAAGTTCAGCAAACTTTTATCATTATATTATTAAATTACTTTGGCGCGGTGTTGGAATATATGCGAATGGTCTTCCCGATCCATACCTCCGATTAGTTCAAACACTTGCTTGTAAAAAACAATTAGCAATAGTTTTTTCTGATAAATCTCTTGTATTTGGTATTAGTATGCCATTTCGTACAGTTGTGATTATTCGCGATGAAAAAGTGGAAGATGACTTGGATGCAATGATGATTCATCAAATGTCTGGACGTGCCGGACGAAGAGGATTAGATAAAGAAGGAAATGTAATATTTGCTGGATACTCTTGGAATAGAATTAAAGAATTATCTATCAGTGAACCTCCTATTGTATCGGGTAAGCTTAATAATATTTATACTATTCCACATGCTGCTCAATTATCTATATTATCTAGTACTAATCAAAATTGGAATAATATTTCTAGAAATTTATTAGATAAAACAATTAATGAAGAAGATTATATTGAATTTGTTGAGGGTATTAAGTCCAATTATGAAGGAGGTTGGAACTTTGGACTAGTTAAAAATAATATAAATCATTTACATATGAATTGGAAATTACGATATACAGAAGAATGTCTAATTGCTTCTTTATTAATTCCATATTTAAATAGAGGATTTTCAAATCTTGATCATACTCAATCAAATAATCAAATAAGTCTTGCACATTTTTTATGTAGATTTATTTCTACTATTCCTGCTAAAAATGACATGAATATTTTGGAAGATCCTATAATTCTTTCAGAACAACCATATAATCAAATATTGGAACAACTAGAAGAACTTCAAATTGAATTACCTAACTTAATTGATAACCATATATTCTTATCTATACGCACTAACTCTCTTATTAAATTACAATCTGAGGATGCGACTGATGAGCTTAGACATAAGTTACTTGAATTTGGAAATAAAGTTATTCATATTCAACATTATTGTTATCATTCAAATATTGTTGGACTTAGTAGAATTATGGGAAAACTTCTTACTCGTATTTGGTGGATATATCATACTAGTTCTCCTATTATGAAATCTATTAATTCTTATGATACAGATGAATTTAAAAATGTTGATGAACTTGAAGACTCAAGTAATTCTGATACTAATGAATAAATAATATTCTATACTTCATTTATAAAAATATCTTTATATAAAATAAATTTTTGTTTACATTCTTGTATTTCATTTTGAAATAACTTAGGGGTATTTAAAATTAATTTATTATAATGTATATCTAAATTATATATATTATTTATATCCATTTTATAATAAATTATTGTTTTTGATAATTTTTTAATAACTAATTTAATTTCTTGTATATAAATTTTAATGATTTTATTACGTTTATTGTCTTTATTTTTTTTAAATAATATAATTAATAGTAATATACTAAAATTTAATAACATTAAAATAATATTACTAGTTATTTGAAACATAATATTATCAACAATAAATATTTTTATACCTAAAAAAAATCCTAATATTAATAATAATACTATTGATATAATTATTAAATTATCTGAAAAATTTTTATTTTTATTTAATACCCATTTATAAATTAAACTTTGTTGTATTAATATTTTATACCAATTATTAATCATATTATCATTACTATTAATAATATATACTGTATTTTCAGGAATAATATTTAATGGATTTTCAGAAATAATATCTAATGATATTTGAATTTCAGGAACAATATCTAATGATATTTGATTTTCAAGTATAATATTTGGCGGATTTTCAGAAATAATATTTATATTATTAAATTCATTATTAATTATAATAAATTCATCAATATCTAAAATATTGTCATAAATACTAATATCATTTTGTTTAAAATTATTAGATTTACTCATATCATATTTATAATAATTAGAATTTAATTTAATTATAAAATAAAACTATTGATAATATATTTTTATAATAAAATCTTCTTAATAATAATAATAATAATGAGTAAAAAATCTATTTTTAATGATAATGATTATAAATCAGCAGAAGGCATGATGACATCAGTATGGGGTCCTCCAATGTGGCATATTCTTCATACAATTAGTTTTAATTATCCAATAGAGCCAACTGAAGAACAAAAAAAATATTATTTTAATTTTTATTTGAATTTAAAAAATATATTACCATGTAAATATTGTAGAGATAATCTATCAAATAATTTAGTTAAATTACCTTTGACACTAGATGTTTTTAAAAATAGAGATACGCTAAGTCATTATATATATAATTTACATGAAATAGTTAATAATATGTTAGGGAAAAATTCTGGATTATCTTATGAAGATATTAGAGATAGATATGAATATTTTAGATCTAGGTGTTTAGAAAATCCAAAGAAAATTAAAGATAAAAAAGAAAGTGGTTGTACAGAACCATTATATGGAATTAAATCAAAATGTATATTAAATATCATTCCAAGAGATGATAGAGTAAGTTCTTTTAAAATGGATCCAAAATGTATATTAAAAAAAAAGAAATTACAAAAGAAATAAGTAAAATAAATTATATACTATTTATTTTAATTATTATGAATTTAGTTAAATTATATTTAATTATTGTGAATTTATTGATAATAATTTTTTATTAATTTCTTCAACTTCAGAATTAGTTAAATTATATTGTGCAATATTTTTATTTTCATTAGTTTTAATTTTAGCTAATTCATTATCAATATTATCAGAATTATTATCAGAATTATTATCAGAATTATTATCAGAATCATTATCAGAATTATTATTAGAATGATTATCAGAATTATTATCAGATTCATTATCAGAAGGATGTTCTAATTTTAAGTTTGATAAACGGGTTTCTTGCATAAGTGATTGTTTCATTTCTAATTCATGTTTTTGTTGTTGTTGTTTTTGTAGTTGTTGTTGTTTTTGTAGTTGTTGTTGTTTTTGTACTTGTTGTTTTTGTAACATTTGTTTTTGTAACATTATTATTTCATTTTTGGTTGGTTTTTGTGTTGGTACTTGTAATGGTAATAGACCGGGGTCTGGAATAGCTTCTGGTGTTGATACTAATGATAAGTTTTCTAATACTCTAACTGGATTACCATTATCATCTAATAAGTAATATTCTTGATTAGATGGATTTAAAATAATAGGAAGTTTATTTTTGGAGTGTGTATTCATATTTTTTTTATAATAATGCGTATATAAATAATATAGTATAAAACTGATTACACATACCATAACAACAATTCCAATATATAAATATTTTTTATTTTCATTTATTTTATTAATAGATAATTGAAAAAATCCGTCATTTAATGGATTTATTGTTTCTGATGCATTAGTAACATCCATATACTTAAATAAATATTTAAAAAAATCATTTTAAACTCACTTTTTAATATGTCTAATACCTATAATTTATTTGAAAGAATTTAATATTGATTTAAAACAAGAATAGCATTAAAATTATAATTATATAAAATGGGATTGGATAGGTTCACAAATTTTATATCTAGATATATAAATAATGAGAGTATAGAAGAGATAAATGTAGATAAGAATATAAGGAAAATAATATCAAATCATATAATATTTGATTTAAATTTTTTAATTTATCAAGAAATTCTGGAAATAGAAAATGAAATAAATGATATCATAAAAATAATTTTATGTTTACCATTTTGTTTAGAAAAAAATGAAACTTTAGAAGAATTATTAAAATTAATATTTAGTCAAAAACATTGGAAATTTTATTATGATGAAAATAATTTACAAAACTTATTTGATGGTTTTAATGAAGATGAAATAATACATAAATTTATTATTTATATAATGAGTAAAATAAGTTCTCCAAATGGAGATATAAATAATATAAATTCATTAGCAATAATTGAACTTGTCATTTATGAAAAAATAATTAATGTGTTAGTTGATTATATTAAAAATATACATCAACTAAATTTTATTCAAAGTATATCAATATTTTATGATGGTATACCGTCATACTCAAAAGTAATAGAACAACGAAAAAGACGAATAAAAAATAATTTAGAATCGCATGAAAAAAAACACTTATTTAAATCACATTTTGAGAATCTTTTACCAAATAATAAAAATGTATTTGAAAACTTAAGTAAAAATTATAATATATGTATTGAGAAAAATTCAGTAATATTATTTGATTATTTTAAATGGATTAAAAATAGATTTAGTATAGATAAATCGTTAGGTCCATCTTCAATTTTTATAAGAAATTTGGAATTATTTATGGATATAAAATTAAAACAATATTTTCCAAAATTTAATATTTATATAAATAGTGCAAAAGAAAATGGTGAATCTGATAATAAAATATTCAAATATATTTCAACAAATCAAATTAGTGGAGACTATTGTATACATACAACAGATTCAGATTTGATACATCAAATATTAGTTCAACAAACATATTATAAAATAACAAATAAAGATATTCATTTTACTTTAGTAAAATATATTAAAAAATATCAAAATCAATTTAATTATGCTCAAATATTTGAATCTGATTTAATAATAAAAAACATAATGGAATTATATAATAATAGTAATAATATAAAAACAAATAATTATAAAATTATTTGGGATTTATGCTTAATATTTTTTTTATTTGGTAATGATCATGTACCCTCCTCATTTGAAATAGGACCAGAATTAGGTTTAGATTTTTTTATTAAAAAACATTATCAAGCATTAAATAAAAATAATATAGTTAGTCTAAAAAAATCAAATATTATAATTGATTTATCAAATTTAAAATTATATTTAGAAAAAATAAATCAAACTAGATCAAATAATATAACTAAAATAATTTTACAAAGATTTTTTAAATTAAACTTACAAGTACAACTATTATTTATTGATAAATTGGATTTAAATTTTGATCAAATATTAACATTTTTAGAAATATTTATAACAAAGCAAGCAAAACTACTTGATAAACCAATATTTGAATCATTAGATGAATATGATTTACGTAAAATTTATGTTAATGCAAATAAATCAAGTGAATACGAATCATTAAATTTAAATGAATATAAAATAAAATTAATTAATGAAAATATAAATATAATAAATGAAAGTTTGGATTATTATGAAAATGATTTTAATGGACTTATATTATATAATAAACCACAAAATATAACTTTGGATCCATATCAAGATTTATATAATTATATAAATGATAAATCAATAGATAATATTAATAAAAAATATCCTATTTATAATGATTATATTAATATTAATGATTATTTAAAAAAATTAAGTTTACTTAATGATTCTAATGATATAAATAATTCTAATGATTATTTAAAAAACATATATCATTTGGTAACATCACAATTTGGAAATATGAAAGATTATCATAGTAATAATTTAACATGGTATAAATATCATAATATTCCATCTATTAATAATTTAATAGATTTTATTTCAAATATTCCAATAAATTATAATCAAACAAATCAATGGTTAAAAGAAATTAAAGAAGATAATGTTGATAATGATAAATATTTAAATTCAAATAATCATTATTTAATAATAACTCCTTTTCTTTCATTTTATAATATACCAGCAAATATAAAACAAATTGTAGCTGAAATAGGTGATATAGATAATTTATGGATTAATGATAATTTTAATTATCGTTGCCTTGATATTAAAAAGTTTTTTGAATTATGGAATGAAGCAATTATAAAAATTAATTTAAATATTAAAAGTAATAAAATAACTGATGAAATTGTTAATATAAATTTAGATTTTTAAATTATTTTATCATTATCTTATATAAATGATAAACATTGATAAATCAACTTTTGATTATAGAAAGTTTACGGGGGGTCAATTAAATAATGGGATTAAATATAGTATTATAAGTGATAAACATTTAGAAAAATGTTTTGTTTCTGTTTGCTTACAAGTAGGATCATTTGCTGATCCAATTGGATATGAAGGATTAGCTCATTTTTTAGAACATATGTTATTTATGGGAAGTAAAAAATATCCAAATGAAAATCATTATAATACTAAACTAAATGAATTTGGTGGATACTCAAATGCATATACTGATGTAATGGAAACAGTCTACTATTTTAATGTTTATAATAATGGTCTTGAAGAAATATTTGATATATTTAGTAGATTTTTCATTGATCCATTATTTAATCAAGATTCAATTCTTAGAGAAATAAATGCTGTTGATAGTGAACATAAAAAAAATATAAATCAAGATTTATGGAGAAATTATCAATTAATGCTTTATTTAACTGATAATGATTCAATGACAAATACATTTATAACTGGATCATTAAATTCTTTATTAAAACCAGATATTAGAAAGCAAGTTATTAATTTTTATAATAAATATTATGTAGCTAATAATATATCAATTTGTGTAGCCTCTTCAAAATCAACTAATGAAATTTATAATATAATAAATACAACTTTTGGTCATATTCCTAAATCAAAATGTAATAATAATAAATTAATTATAAATAAACCTTTTTTTAAACAAAATATATCAAAAACATTTCATCTTAAAACTATTTCTAATATTTATGAAGTAAATTATATTTGGGAAATTCCTTATCAAGATGACTTTTTAAACTCTAAAGAGTTTAATATTTTAGGTATGATAATAACAAATAAATCAGATAAATCGTTATATTTTCATTTGAAAAATAAAGGTTATCTAAATAATATGTATATTGATATTAGACATGAAGGAATGTTTATTATAAAACTAAAATTAACAAATGAAGGATTTAATAATTTTGAATATATAAATATGGTTATTGATAAATATTTATATCAAATAATTAATTTTAATTTAGAATCATTTGCTAAATATTATCAACAAATTTTAAATATTAATTTTAATTGTATTAATAAAAATGATACAGAAGATTTATGTAATTTACTTGCAGTTAGTCATCATTATTATCCAACCAAAAATATATACAAGGGTAGTTTTATAATAACAGAACTAAAATCAAACCAATATTATAAAAATTTATATGAAAAATATATTAAACCAAATAAATGTCTTAAAATATTATCTTCTCAAAAAATAAATTTAAGTAATTTAAAATATAATAGATTACCTGAATATAATGCTGAATTTGTTGAAATACCAAATATTACTAAAAATATTAAAATAAATACTAATTTACAATGTTCTGATATTTTTAATGAATATTTAGATATTAAAACAAAATTAATCCCAAATTTAGACAAATTTAATATTCCAAAATTACTTAGCAATAGACAATGGTATGGAGGATGTTCAAAATTTGGAGATCCTCAAGTTAGAGTAATACTTCAGTTTAATAATTTATATTTTAATACCCCAAAAAATTATATATTGACTGATATTTCTTGTAAAATTCTTAATTTTTTATCATCAATTATTTTATATAAATCACAAGAAGTTTGTTTTTCTATACTATTTGAACCTAGTCTATTAACATCTTCTTTTTTAGTTAAAATATCTGGATTAAATGATATTAATAAATTAAAATTATTAATCAATGATATTTCTAATTTTCTAATTAATACTAAAACTATAGTAACAAAAATATCAAATGAATATATTAATAATTTAATAATTTCATTTAAGAATTCTTATCATAATATTAAATATTTAAATCCATGGGAATATTCTAATTATATTACTCAAAATCAAATAGTATCAAATTTTTCTATTAAAACATTAATTCATGAATTAAATTTATTAGATGCTGATTTAATTAAAAAATATTTATCACAATTAATTAAAAATTCTGCATTAACAACCTTTGTTTATGGTAATATTAAATCAGCTAAAATCATTGGATTATTTGATAATTTTAATGAATATTTTAAAAATCAAAACTATCCATTACCTAAAATTAATATACTAAAAGAAATTAGTTTACAACATCCAAATAAACAGGAAAAATCAAACTGTATTAGTTTCTATTATCCAATTGGAAAATTTATGCCAAAAGAATTTAATTTATCAAGTTTATTAATAAATATATTAGCTCAGCCATTTTTTGATAAATTAAGAACACAAAATCAATTAGGATATTTAGTTAAAATGAATAAATATGTAATTAAAGATGAATATTATATTATACAAAAAATACAATCTGAAAAATCAATCAACATAGTTGAAACCAATATTAATGATTTTAATAAAAATATAATGAAATTAATTAAAAAAATAGATTTTGTTAAATTTAAAAATACTTTAGGAAATCAATTATCAGAAGCAGATAATAGTTTAGATGAAAAATTTATGCATTATTATCCTGAAATAAGTTTAAGACAATATTTATTTAATCGTAATAAGATTTTATTTAATCAGGTAAAGAATATAACTAAGGATGATTTAATTAACTTTATTAAAACATATATTAATAAAGAAAATTGTATTAAAATTATTATTAATGGAAATAAATAATTTATTATAAATTATTCTTACATATTAGTTGATGTTCATCAGTTGGGTATGAATTACGATTATAAAACAATTCACAATCAAAAGCAGCTTCTTTTAAATTAATTTCAAATTGTTTAATTAATTTATTTTTCTTTTTAGCTAAAGACCAAATATATTGGTCAATTGTTGTTTCTCCTGGATATGTAGCTAAATATAAATAAATTTTAACAATACGTTTATTTTTAGGAACATCTTTATGTGAACAAAATCTAACAGCTCTTCCCATAATTTGTAACATTCTTGACATATTCCAATATGGTTCTATTATATGAACTTGTTGTACTCTTAATAAACTAACTCCTTCTTTTATTGAGGGAGAACCTAACATTATTTTAATTAGAGATCCATGTTCATTTGATTTTTGATTAAATATAAATTTAATTTCATCTTTAATATATTGTGGTTCATCACCTGACCAAATACCAAAACGTTTTTCTCCTTCACCATAATTTCTATAATTTTTCCACCCATGATATTCTAAAAATCTAACAAAACATTTAATGCCTCCTAATTCTTTAAAATTGGAATAAACAAATATTGGACCATCTGCTTGATTAATTTTCTTAATTATTTTAAAAAATTTAATAGAATATTGACCAATATTTTGAATTTGTAAGACATGTCCTTTAAAAGAACTGTAACCTATTTCACCTATTGATTTATTTGGAAAAGCGATATTTGACATCATTCGGGGTCCTAAGAAAAAGTTTTGAGGTAAATTCATAATATCAACATCTTTAAATGATCCTCTAATAAAATGATCTTCTGTACTTAAACTAGTTAAATAACTTTTATATTGAAAATCACTCATCTTACAATTAACTGTTTTTAATTCAGTAAGTGGATATGCTTGTGGTGGTGCTCCTCTATAATATGATATTAAATTTTTAACTTTATTTCTAAAATCTGTCATATTAATTGCTCTATAAGATATACCTTCTGAATTTGTTTTTATTTTAATATATTCTTGATTAAATTTTGTTATAGGAATAAAATCATTTTTTTTTAATAAATTTAAAGTTAATGCAATTTCTACAGGTTTATCAAACATAGGTGTACCACTTAATAAAATTATTTTTAATGAATTATTTGATGAATCAACCACTTTTTTTAATGATTTATAAAATGTTCCATTAATTGAAATCATATTTTGAACTTCATCAATAATTAATAATGTATTATTTAAGTTTTTAATTTTTTCTTCTTGGATTAATGCAACAAATTTATGATAAGAATAAATAGTATAATATTTTTGTATTCTTTCATTTGATTTTTTAATTATTTTTTCAAATTGTAAATCTCCTGGTTTATAATTTTGTAATTTATTTCTTTCTTCTTTTGTTAAATATTCATCTCCTGGACATTCAGATCTAAGTTCACTAACAAAATTACCTACTAAAGCTGCTGGTAATACTATTATAATATTTAATTTTTTTTTAAATCTTTCAGCTATTTCAATAGCTGTACATGTTTTACCAGCTCCAATTTGATGAAATACTAATATTCCTCTAATATTTTCATATACTGACCACGGACTATATTTACTACTTAATAAAGCAGGTAATAGTTTTTGTTGGGGTTGTAAATTAAATTTTTTAGGTAAACAAAAATCTTCCATTTTTTCATTAGAAATTGGAATCTTATATTTTTTAAATTCTTTTGTTATATTAACATTAGCTCCTGCAATTTGTTTATTATTTAGAAAATCTTGAGATTTTTTAAACAAAAAATCAGTGTCTTCATTTATATTATATTGATCTGAATTCAATTTCATATTATAATTGAATAGATTTTTTTTAATCTTTAAGATATCAATATAATTCAAGTTTTTATTTAAATGATAAAAGAGAAACATACATAATGAGCATTATTAATCAAATAGATAATATAATTAATATATATAATCAAAATTTGTTAATTCATATATCACTTGATAATTTAGAAATAAAAGAGAAAATCCAATTTTTTAAAAAAATCTTACTGGTAAATTATGGTGGTCAATTGGATGCAGGATTAATTAAAAATTATAAAATGGAACATTATTATAATTTTTTTACATTTATTGTTGATGAAATTAATAAGATATATAAAAATCAACAACTTTCTACTTGTGATAAATATGTATTAGATGAATTATTAAAAGAAAATCTTTTAATAAAATTAACTAGATTATATAAGGGTCAGTATTTACTTAATAAATTAAATCTTCAAATTTGTAAAATTATTAAAACAAATGATGAAATAATGAAATATCTAATAATAGCTGCACAAATGGGTACATTTGTTACATTCATATTTTGGTTAAATAAAACAAAACCCAAAAGACTTGAACATATTAATAGATTATATTTAGATCAAATTTATATATTAAGTATTGAAAATTCAGATGATAGATTATTTAAGTATATATTAAATCATATTAATACACATGATAAACTATTTTTTCAAAAAAAAGAAAGTATTATAACACAAATGTTAAATAAATTAGGATTATTTTTAATTCCTACAAAATATCAACTTAAACGACTTAAAATTTTATCTCAACATATAAGTTTAGTTCCTTATTTTAATCTTATGATGGAAACATGTAACTCAAGTAAAATGTTAATGAAACTTCATAAATATTATTATGAAATACCACATACTTATAAATCATTAAGTTCTGTAATTGAAAAAATAAATTTAAATTCTGAAAATTCTATAATATATAGTAATGATTTATTTTCAATTCTAAAAACAGATGAAGAAAAACTAATGTATCAAATAATAGTATCATTATATCCAACTAATAAAAGTGATTTTAAAATATTAAATATAAATTTAATGGAAAAAATAGTATTAGAAAATTATAAATTAATTTTAAAACAAATTGATTGGAATAAATTTATTTTAACATTAGATAAAATAACATTTAATAAAATATTACTTCAATTATTAACAAAAAATAATTTAATAACAAAATTTGTTGTAAAAAATAAAAATAATATTTTCTCAAATAAAATATTATTTTTTACAAAATTTTTACAATTAAAATTTACTTTTGCAAAACAGGCAATAGTAAATAATGTTATTCCTATTAATTTTATATTACATAAATTAAGATTACTTGCTAAAAGAAAATCTAAAATTAGAATAATTAATCATAAAATTAAAACATTTGATTTATTTAATGAAATTAAAAATTTTAAACCAAAGAAAAATATTCCTGTATTAGTAAAAGGTTCTAATATTTTTCAATATAAAAAACAAAAATTTACTAATTTACCACCTAGACATCTTCTTCCTGGTGAATTTACCATTTATAAAAACTTTATTCTTAGAGAAAAAGCAGATGGAATCTTAATTAATAATTTACCAATTGATATTTATCCAGCTATTTCAATTATTAATAATTATCAAATAAAAGCAGAATATATTGAAGAAATAGATTTATATCTTATTTTTGATATTAATATTCCAAATACAACTGTAATTGAAAGATATAATTTTTTAAGACAACTACACCCTGCTACAAAATATACATATATTGAAGATATTAATTCAATAAATGATTTTTTTGAAATTTTTAATAAAGAAAGAATAACTATTAAAAATTTTATTAATAATAATCAAAATCAATTAACTAAATGGTATCCTAAATTTGCATGTATGTATAATTATAAAAATGATCAATTATTATATAATGATATAATAAACCAAATCATTTTAGAAAAAGGAGACTTAATTAATAATCTAACTAATTCTGAACCATATAAATGTGATGGCTTAATATTATCACCTCTTAATGGAAATAGAGAAATTAAAATTAAACCAAAATCTCATATGTCAATAGATCTATTATTTACTGGCGTATCATGGATAGATAAAGATAATAATGATTGGAATAAATTAATAATAAAGTCAACTACTGTTAAAAAAGTAGGAAATATTTATAGATGTTATCCTAAAATTGATAATGAATTAAAATTTATTATTGATAAATTAAGATTTGATAAAAAATACCCAAATACATATAGTATTGTTGATAATTGTATTAATATGATTAAATATGATTGGACAAATGATTTGTGTGAAGTTAATAATTATTATTATGATATAAATAAATCAATTAGTTCACTTAAATTAATTCAAATAATTAAATCCCAAAAAAATTTACTTGAACAAATAATTCAAAATATTGAACCATTATATAATTGTAATTGGTTAGATTTAGGTTGTGGAAAAGGTAAATTAGTATCTATTATTAAAAAATATAATCCTAAAAATTATTTGGGATTAGATATTGATATAAAACAATTAGTTAATGCTCTTAAAATACATGATTATAATCAAAATATATATCATTTTAATCCATGTGATTTATCTAATAATTGGGACTCATTACAAATTAAATGGTATAGTTTTAATAAAATAAAATATGATTATATTGTTGCTAATTTTTCATTAATGCATTTTTGTACTAATAATTTTTGGCAACAACTAAATGAAATGGTTCATGAAAATACTAAATTTATTTTTAATTTAGTAAATCCAAATAAAATTGGAAAAGAATGGTCGCAATCAAATTCTTTTCTTAAAATTGAAAATGATATTGTTAACTATAAATTTGAATGGGCTCATAATGATATTAAAACAGAATTATTAATAACTCATGAAATAATTTATAATTTATTAAATAAATATAATTGGAAAATTATAAAAATATATTCAAATGACACTGGATCTAATCTATGTGATTTTTATAATTGGTGGATTATTCAAAAAAATTAATTATTAAAGATATGAATAATCTATTCCATTCCATGCTTCTATATCAACATTATTAATTATTAAAGATATGAATAATCTATTCCATTCCATGCTTCTATATCAACATTATTTGATTGATTTGAATTATCTGAAAAATGTTCAAATGTATCAACAAAAGAATCACTTTTAAAATCAATTCTTCCAGAATTATTTACAAACTTTTCAACACCTTTTTTTGCCAAATCTTTTTCAAAATTTGATCCTGTTGAATTCACTTTTTTACCAAATAAATTTTCCATAATTTGTTCTCTTATTTTATTTTGTACCATTTCATAAGATTTTGATTTATTAATAGATATTTGAATTAGATTTTTTTCTAAAATATTTTGAAGAGACATTTGACCCATAAAATTAATTATTATTAAATTAGCTAGAGCTAATGCACTTGGTTCATCTTTACTTGGTATTATTAATTCTCCACTTCTTGGATCAAAATTTATATTCGGAATTATTTGTTTCCAATTTTCAAAATCATTCAAAGATGGAATTTTGATTTTTATATGAAATAAATATGGATATTCATCTAATTTTTTAATAATCACTTTTGTCCATGGATTTGGTTTATCAAAATCAATTACTTTTAATTGATTTTGTAAAGTATCAGTATCAACTTCTCCTAAATGATGTAATGCTTTAGTATCTTTTAAAATACGAGGTAAATTATTAATACCTGTTAAACCTATCTTATTTTGAATAGATTCATTAAAGATATATATATCTTTATTTTCAGGAGTCGGATTTATTTGTATTTTTGATTTCATATTATTCACATTAGTCATATTATTTACAATATTTAGACTATTTGGACTATTTGGACTATTTGGACTATTTGGACTATTTGGACTAGTTGGACTAGTTGGACTATTTAGCCTATTTGGACTAGTTGGACTAGTTGGACTAGTTGGACTAGTTAGACTATTTTTATTATTTTTATTATTTACATTATTCAAAATATGTACATTATTTGTTTCCTGTTTGTTGTTATCTGTATCCTCTACAAAATGACAAATAATGATATATAGAATTATTGTTAAAAATATTAATTTCAACATACTATTTAAATGTTTTAGAAAATAATTAAATTAAAATATTTTAATTATCAACTAATTATTATAACAACCAAATATGAAAAAAGATATTGAAATTATTTTAATTAAAAATCTACAAAATGTGCCAAATAAATATAAAAATACATTTACCAAAATAATGCGATTAATATCTATTCTATTTAATTATAAATTATACATATTAATAATTTTTGTATTATATTTTAGTAATATTATTACTATTAGACAAGTATTTATAATATGTATTAGTCAAATTATTTTATTTTTAATAAAAAATATAATAAAAAGAAAAAGACCATTTAACACAAATAAAAATATAGAGTTATTAGAATTAGATAATTTTGATCAATATTCTTTTCCGTCTGGACATACATTAAATGCTTTTTTATTATCACAAATTTTACAAAAAAATATAGGTATTAATTTGAATATATTAGCTTATTTAGTAGGTTTAAGTAGAATTTATTTAGGTGTTCATTATCCTACAGATATTATAGGTGCTATAATATTATCTAAAATTATAATCTCCTTATTGGTTGTCTAAAAATTAATTTAAAATCATTACCCATGTCTGATTCATTTGTGTATTCTATAGTTGGTTTAAATTTATCAGCGAAACCTTCTGTAACTAATTTATCATAAATATTAAAAGTAACATAATCATTTTTAATAATATTAGTATCTATAATTTCTAGTAGTTTTGGATAATAATTAAATTCTTGATCTATACATTTAATAAATAAATCTTTATTTTTTAAATTATTTTCGTGTGTTATCAATGAACGAATATTTTCTGGTAATTTAGTAATAATATTCTCATCAATAAATTTATTAAAATAGTTATCTAAATACCAATAACCCAAATTATAATTTATAAAAGGATTAAATTCCAAATATTTAATTCCTTTTGTTAAATATGAATAAATAGAGTTATTATATAAATTCATATTTAAAAATATTTGAATAGATTGATCATAATTATTTTTATAATTATCAAATGATTTAAATTCATGAAATATTTTTGCATTTTTATAATAAAATATTTTTCCAAAATTATATATTAAATCTAATACATTATTATCAAGTTCTTTACCATTTCCTAAAAATATCTTATTTAAATAATTAACAACCATTTCTTTACCAAGTTCAATATTTAAGTACGGATATCCATTTGAATCAACTAATGAAAATAATATACCATCTTTAATTTTATTATAATAAAATCTCTTATAACTACTTGATTCAGTAGAATCAAACCATTGAAAAATAAAAGAATATTTTTCAGAACCTAATTTAAGATGAATTTGATTATTATTAGAATATGCATTAATAAATTTTTTAATTAATTCAATACGATCAATCCCATTAATAATAATTAATTCAATTTGATAATAATTTTCTGTATTATTAGAAATATTAATAACTGGATTTTCTATATAAAATGTTTTATAATCAACTTCAACTAATTCAAATTCATATTTTCTATTTATTAGTTTTTCAAATTCAGAATTAGTATGAAAATATTTGAAGTTTTCATTTTTAGATATAAGTTTTAATTTAGAATAAGGTCCTAATAAAAATTCTTCTTCTTTTGGAAACAATGAATAATTTTCAATAAATAATCCTAATCCTTTTTTATTTTTTGGTAAATGAATTTTTAATAATATTAAACCAAAATTTCCATTTAATCCAGGACTATAAAAAGGATCTCTTGTTGCTGAAACAAAACCTTTATCAATAAATATATCTCCTTCTCTTAATCCCATAATAAATGAGTCATCCCATATAAACCGATATATATCATAGTCATTACTTAATTCAGGTGCATCTTCCATAATTTTAACAATTTGTAATAATCCTTCATAAAAAATAGGAACTAATGGGTAATTAGTTTGTTTATTTTTAGTTTGTCCTCTTATAGCAGTAACATTTAAGTTTCTTAAATATCTATTAAATAAAAAAGAACCAGTAAAACTATAAAAACAAATCCAGCTTATTATATTTGTATTTAATATATATTCATGATGTTTTCTGATTTCCTCAAATGAAACATCATTTTTAGAAACAGTTTTGCATACTTTATAATGTGTATCTTGATCAATTAAATATTCTAAATCATATTTTTTTTTAGTTTCTATTATATTCATATTTTGTCCTAATTTAATTAATTCTAATTTTGTATAATATGGTTTTAAATGATATATAAATGGATGAAAACTATTTCTTTTACAAATACTAACTAATAAGCCTAACATTGGAGAATATTTATATAGAGATTTATAAGAAGTTTCTATTAAAATTGGTATATCATAATTTGTCATAACATCTATATTATATTTAAATTTTTTATTCAAGGATTTTTCATATAAATTTGTTATCCATTGATAAATTTCTTCATTAACAAATCTATAATGAGATTCAATTAATCTATAATGAAGATTTTTTTTATTAATAGGATAAATTTTTTGACTATATATATCATACATTGGTATTAAATCCTCAAATTTAGATAGTTTAATTTTATCTTCTTTTTTTTTTAGTTTAAGTTTCAAATTAAAAATTTTTTGAATAAATTCTGAATCAATCTTCATTTATAATTATATTAGAAATAATTATAAATGATTGCATTTTTATTTAATCTAATTTTTGTCGTATACATTTAATATTATCATAATCTTTATTATATATTATACATTTTGTTATTCCTCTTACATTAAAATACCAATATAATAAACAAATTATGATTATGCCTAATAGTATATCTTGTGTATGCATATATATTATAAGATCATAAAATAATTTATATGTTATATAAAAAATATTGAAATTATTTTATAATATAACATATTTTATCAATATTTAATGTTGAGTGGTAACTTTTATTTCAATAAAAAAAGATTTCAAATAAAAAATAATTCAGAATATAATATATTTGAATTAATGTTTGGAAATAAATTAAATAATAAAAATCAACAAATCATGTATAGTTTAACTATATCAACAACTATATTTTATTTAATTAAGAAATATAAAAAATAAACCATTACATTTAGTAGTAAATATCAGTTAAATTTATATATAAATATCAGTTATATTTATATATAAATGTTAGATAGATTAAATAATTCATATGTTATTTTAATTTCTATTTTTTTATTAATTATTATCATTAAAAAAATATATAATTTAAATAAACCGTTTGATGAAAAAAGATTTATGGAACAATGTATTAATCAAGAAAAACTTAAAAATAAATTTAATTTAAATTCAATTCCTTTAGAACTTCCTAAATTAACTTCATATTATATTGGATTAAATTAAATTATTCATGTCTAAAACTATCTACCATTTGAGTTGATATTATCATATAATCAAATGGAGTTTTATTTATTGCTTTAATAAAATAATTAGCTTCTTCTTCAAAACCAAAATCAATATATGCAGTAGATGATAATTCATAATTATTAACATTAACTTTCATAATATGACCCCATTCACTTGTTAATTCCATCATTTCTTCTTCTAAAATATCAGTTGGTAATTCAGTAATTTTAACACGATAAGTTTTTCTAAATTTTGATTTATAATTATTTGTTTTTTCACCATTTTTATCAAATTGTTTTTTTACTTTTTTTTCAACAAATTTTTCTACTTGTTTTTCAACAGGTTTTTCAACAGGTTTTTCTTTACCACATTTAATAGTAAAATGTGGACCACCACACTTTCTACAAATTACTTTATTTATATTTTGTATATTTTGTATATTAGTGTTAGTTGATTGATTTTCCATATTTAAATAATAAATATAACTATTTTTTAAGTATTTTTAATAAAAATATCAAGATTATAATAAATGAAAAAAATAGATCTATTTTTTATTAATAATGAGAATGTAGTTAATCCATTATTAGAAATCACTGAACATAATAATAAAATCATAATATATATTAAAAATTTTTCAAATTATGATTTAAATTTACAAATAAATAAAATAAATAATATAATTAATATTTATAATAAAATTCAGAGAATAAATATAATATTTGATAAAAAAATTCCTATAAAAAAAGTAAATATAATATTAACAAAATTAAGTGATGTTTTATATAAATATAAGTCTCTCATTCAAGAGTTTAAATTATATTTAGTTAAAAAGGAGAGTATTACATTAATGAATGAATTAACTATATATAAAAATATAGTAATGGATCCAAATAAAGATCCAGATACTTATTTAGAATTTATTAAATCAAAAGTTCCATTAAAATATAATATAGAAGTAACAAAATTATCTAATAATCAAATATTTCCTTTAACTTATAATATTGGTTTAGGATCTAATTATAATTCTTATTTTGTATATATAAAACCAAAAAATTCTAATCCTATAAAAAAAGATGTGTTTTTAGTTGGTAAAGCAGTTACATTTGATGCAGGAGGTCTTAATATAAAATTAACAAATCTTGAAGAAATGAAAATTGATATGACTGGTTCAGCAATAATATTAAGTGTATTACGAATTTTATGTGAAAATAATTTAGATTCAAATATAAATTTACATTTATTAATTCCAATAGTTGAAAATATGATAAGTTCAAAATCATTAAAACCAGGTTCTATAATTGAAACAATGGGTAAAAAAACAGTTGAAGTTGTTAATACTGATGCAGAAGGACGATTATGTATTGTTGATTGTATTGATTGGATAAATTTACATTTAATAAAAGATCCATCAAATTCAATTATTTTAGATATAGCAACATTAACAGGAAATACTCAACATATTACATCTGGAATATCTAGTATTATAATGTCAAATGATCTTGGTGAAAATTATGTAAATACATTAATAAATATAGGAGAAGAAACAGGCGAATATTTAGATTATCTAAAAATAAGAAAAGAATATTTGGAAATGTTAAAAACACCTATAGCAGATATTAAAAATATTAATTTAGAAGAAAAAGCTGGTTGTGTTATTGGTGGAACTTTTATATATTATTTTACAAATCCACATATACCTTGGATACATATTGATCTCGGAGTTACTACATTTATTAACTCATTTGTTATATCTTATGGAATTAATTTAGTTTATGAATTTCTTAAACAATTATAATTTATATATTGAAAAAATTGATTAATAATAAAATTAATTATATTATTAATTATATTTAAAATGGTTTTATTAGAAATAACATTACATTTAGATGACGAAGAATATTCAATGCTTAATAATTTTAAAAAAGAAAATTTAGATAATTTATTAGTAAAGATTTTTAAAACAGGTTATGATATCTATTTTCCATCAAAAAATAAAATAGAACATCGTATTGAATATAATGATCTAATTCTAAAGATCCAAATGATAAGTGATGAATTAAAAAATGAAATAAATAATTCAGTTATAAGTGAAAAAATAAATTCATTAGAATCTAGTTTAACTAAATTAATAGGTTTATCTTCAAATTCTTGTAAAAAAGGTAATTTTGGTGAAAATGTATTAGAAGAAATTTTTCAACAAAGATATGGAGATATTCAATTTGAAAGAAAAAGTCAAGTTCATCATTCAGGCGATGCTTGGTTATATCTTCCCGATAATAAAGTAATTATGTTAGAAAGTAAAAATTATACAACTACAATTAATAAAGAAGAAATTAATAAATTACAATTAGATATGATTAACCATCATATTAAATGGGGACTATTAATAAGTTTTAATTCAATGATTCAAGGAATGAAAGAGATTGATTTTCATACATTTACCCATAATGAGGAAACCTATTTTATAATAATGATTTCTAATTTATCTTCGGATATTCATAAATTAGATCTCGGACTTCAAATAATAAGAAAATTAATAATAACATTTGATAATTTTGATGAATTTCCTTGGATTGTGAAAGATATTACTAAATCACTTTATGAATTAAATAAACTTGTTCAAAAAAATTATTGTATAAGAGACTCCTTTTATTCAATGGAAAGAGAAATTAATAGATCATTATCAAATTTTCATGTTTTAATGAGAGATTATCAATATGATATTGAGGTAAAAATTACTGAAATAATTGATAAAATAAAATCAACAATAAAATCATCAATAGAAATAAATCAAAAAGAAAGTATTTTTGATTTAATTCTAACAAAATATCAAGATAAAAAAATACTTCCTATATTAATAAGATTATTTGATGTGGCTCAAAGTAAAAAATGGCAGGGTAAATTAGATGAAAATAATGAATGTATTTTAGAATGTAAAGGAAAAAAAATTGGTAGAGTTAAAATTCAAATTAAAAAAATCATTATTTATATACCAGATAATGATTTAATATTAAATTTACATTTAGGAAAAGATAAAGAAAATAACCAAAATTTAGAAATAATTAAATATCTCTAAAATTAATTTATAATTTTCTAAATAATATTATATGAAACTAATTATTTATATAATATTGTTTACTGTATTAATTATATATATTAATAAACAAGTTGATTGTTTAGAAAATAAGATAGATTTGGAAAAATTTACTAAAAATACTACCGAAGTAATTAATATAGAACCTAATGAACCAGATATAATATTAGAATGGGATGCCAATGAGTCTGATATTTATAAGAATAAATTATGGTTAATTAAAAATCAAGGATTTTCAGATATATATAATTATGAAGATGCAGGTGGTGAAATAATTTATAATTTAGCAAATGGTTTTAATACAGATAAAAAAAGTGTAATAACTCCTATAGTTAAATCAGAAAAGATTACTTCTATTATAGATGAAAAATTATTTACTAATTCTGATCAAATTCCCAATAATTTTTTATTTAATAATATTAATTTTAAATTATTAGGAATTGCATCAAATCAATATTTTAATCAATATTATTATATTTTTGAAAATGAAATTATTCCACAATTAAAAAGTCCATTAATAAGAGAAGAATTATTATATATTAAAAATAATAAAAATTATCATTATATATTACTTAAAATGCATAATCATAAACTAACAGTTATACATTATATTGGTCCAAGAATTAAAATAAATACAGGTGATGTTATTTATTTATCACAAGGTAGTTTTCAATTAGGACCTTTATCAATTAATAAAATTAATTAATAATATTTTTCTAATATATATTACATGAAACCAAATAATAAATTTACTTTAAATAATGCCAAATTAAGAATACTATTAACTTTTATTGTTATTTTAGGATCAATAAATTATGGAACTACTGTACTTGGTTATAATTTAATTGAAATATTCTCAACAAGTATAAATAATTTACTCAATAAAAATTTTCCTATAGATAAAATTATTTATATTATTATTGCTATATGTGGGTTATTATTAGCAAAAAAACGTTCAACATGGTTACCATTTTTAGGAAAAACAGTTTTTCCTGAATCTTTGGTTAGTCTTAAAAAACCAGAACGTTCGGATACAGTAGTTAAAATAAAAACCAAACCAAATACTAGAGTAGCTTATTGGGCTTCCTCAGCTAAAGAAGATAATGTTGATGTTATTACTGCATATGGCAATTTTTCAAATGGAGGTGTTGTTATGTCAAATGATAAAGGAATTGCTGAATTATCACTAGTATCTGGTTCAAATTATATTGTTCCATCAGGTTATAAAATACCAAGACATGTACATTATCGTACATTTAATAAATCATATGGAATGATGGATAAAATAAAAACACAGTATTATTAAATTAAAAAAATTGATTTATTTTAATACTATATTTAAAATAAACTAAAATAATGTCAATTATTCAAATAGATAATGATTTATACGATCGTCAAATTCGTACTTATGGCGAAGAAGCAGTTAGAAAAATATCATCAAGTTCTATTCTAATTTATGGTTTAAAAAAAGGCCTTGGAACTGAAATTGCAAAAAATTTAACTTTATGTGGTATTCAAAATATTTATCTCTATGATAATGAAGAAGTAACTATAGATGATTTAGAAACTGGATATTATTATAATAATGCTTCTTTAAATAAAATTCGTTCTCAAGCACTAGTTAATAAACTTCAAGAATTAAATCCTTATGTTATAGTTCAATCAGTAAATAATTTTAAACAAAATCAAAATGTAACTATTATTATTAATCAAACAATTGATATAGTAAATGAAATTTCAAGTTATACTCGTACAATTGGTTCCAAATTAGTAGTTCTTTATTCAAAAGGATTCAGCGGTCTCATTTTTGTTGATGCTGGAATATCTCATATAATTACAGATATTACTGGTGAAAATATTGAACCCGTTCAAATTGGTGAAATTAGTCTAGATGGTAAAGTTAAATGTGCACAACATAATTCGCATGATTTTCAATCTGGTGATATTATTAGATTTGAAAATTTAGAAGGTAGTAATATAGAACAATTTAATAAAGAATGGAATATTAAAGTAATTAATAAAGTAACTTTCCAACTTGAAAATAGTAATAATTTGCAACCATTTATTTTTATTAATGGAACTGCTATTCATATTAAAAAATCAATTGAAATTTCTCATCAAACATGGGAAGAACAAATTATTAATCCATCAATTGGATTTTCGTATGATATAGAATTATCAGAAAAATTAATCCATACATATATTCAAATGTTTACAGATAATAAAATAGATAGATTACCATTTATTTGGTCCGAAAAGAATAATATTTTTATGGAAACAAATAATATTATTCTTCCAGCTTATGCACGTACATTTAATTTTGAATTAATACCAGTTGTTTCTCTTATGGGATCTATTGCTGCATCTGAAGCAATAAAATTAGTAACTAATAAATATATGCCAATTAATCAGTGGTTTACATGGTGTGATAGTAATCTATTACCAAATGAAGTTCCTAATTATTCAAAAGCAAAAACATCTTATGGAATTCTTTGGGGTAATGATTTTGAACAAGTCTTAGTTAATTCAAAATGGTTTGTGGTTGGGTCTGGTGCAATTGGTTGTGAACTTCTTAAAAATTTAGCATATATGAATATTGCTGATAAAACATTAGGAGAAGGTAAAATTATAATAACTGATCCAGATTCTATTGAAAAGTCAAATCTAAATCGTCAGTTTTTATTTCGTTCTCATCATATTGGACAATCTAAAAGTGAAACAGCATTGGATACTATTAAAAATATGAAACCAAATATAAATATACAAGCTTTACTTCAAAAAGTAGGTACTGAAAATATAGAATTTACAGATCAAATAATGAATTCTAATATTACAGGTGTATTAAATGCTCTTGATAATATTAAGGCTAGAAGATTTATGGATGAATTATGTTTTAAATATAATCTTCCATTATTTGAATCTGGAACAACAGGTACAAAAGGAAATACTCAACCAGTAATTCCTTTTATAACAGAAACTTATTCAAATTCATCAGATCCAGAACAAGAAAAATCTTTCCCAATTTGTACAATTAAAAGTTTTCCGAATGAAATATTTCATACAATTCATTGGGCTATGGATCAATTTGAATTTTTTAATAGAGCACCAACAACATTAAATAAATGGATTACAAATCCAAGATTTATTGAAGAATTAAATCCTATTGAAAAAACAATCGCTATAAATGATATTTATGAATTAATAATTAAACATCCTATACAAAAACAAGGTATTCAAGAATGTTGTAAATGGGCTGTTGATATGTTCACTGAAAATTATTATACTTCTATAATTAAATTACTAGATACATTTCCATCAGATCATGAAATATCACCTGGTATTAAATTTTGGTCAGCGGGTAAACGTTGTCCTAAATCAATTAAATTTGATCCTGATAATTTACAACATTTTAATTATATTAAAGTAACAACTTATCTTCTATTTCGTATATTAGATTTAGAATATAATTTTACAGATAATGAATTATACCAAATAATTTATAATTATACACCTCTAGAATTAAATAGTGTTACAAATGATTCAGAAATTAAAAATAATTTAATAAATCAAACTCTTGAAGAATCTAAACAAATAATTATTCCTCAAGAGTTTGATAAAGACAATGATTTAAATGGACATATTGATTGGATAACATCAGTGTCTAATATGCGAGCTATAAACTATGGAATTCCAATAATAGATCGGCAACAAACTAAAGGAATTGCTGGAAGAATTATTCCTGCAATTGCTACTACAACTAGTGCTGTTTCTGGTCTAATTCTTCTTGAAATGTTGAAATATTTAATGGGTAGTAATAAAATTAATAATTATCGGTCGACATTTATTAATTTGGCTGAACCTACACTTGTTTATTCGGAACCTCTGAATGCTCCAATGATTGAAATTGGTGGAGTTAAAGTTAATAGTTGGGCAAAATTTGAATATTCAAAAGATACACCACTTAGAGAATTTAAAAAATTATATGATGAAATATTTAAAACTAATATTAATATGATTGTAATTGGTACAAGTATAATTTATGCTGATTTTATAGGGTCTGATTCTCTTGATAGGTTATTATCTGATTTAATTAAAGAAACTCTTGAAATAGAAATAATTCCACCAAATATTTCTATAAATTTGGCAACAGATGATGATAAAGAATTACCTGTTATTATCCTTAATTTATTTTAATTTTTATATAATATTATTTTATTAATCTTCTTCCTCAGAGGCTGATGAACTACGACTTTTTATATATATAAATAATGCACCAAATACTACCATAACTATACCTCCTACTATTAATGCATTAGTAAGGCCGCCAAACATATTACTAATACCTTTACCAATACCTTCTGCAGCAACACCAACACCTTTACCAATACCTTCAGCACCAGTACTAACACCTTTACCAATACCTTCAGCACCAGTACTAACACCTTTACCAACACCTTCTGCAGCAGTTCCGGCGCCTTCTAATATTTTCTTTCCAGCTGTACCTAATAAAGCAATATCACCTGTTATAGTTGATCTTTCTTCTTTAGTTACCTTATCACTTATATTTTCAACCATATTTTTAATTAATTTATTAAAGTTATTTAGAATTTTTGAAGAAATATCAGTTAATACAGTTTGATTAAAAGCACATGACATAACATCATTGAGTACTGCTACTTGTGTAACATCTTCAATGGTAACTGCTCCAGTCACATCAATTTTACCAAGATCAATCTTATTACCCGCATCTGTTTTTGCAATACAACTAGCTAGATTTTCTGGTTTTAAAACATTTTCAAATGCAGTATCTACATCATCTGGTTTATTAACTTTAAAACTCTGGTTAAGATTTAGTTTTTCTTTTGTTTCGTTTGATATTTCTGTACCTTTACTTTTATCTAGATTATTTCCAATAGATACTTTTAGAACATCTTTAACTGCGTCAAAAAAACTATTTGCTACCTCTCCAATAGTACTACCTTTTTCTTCATTAATTACTTTTGTATCTAAACTCTTTTTCATTTCTTTAGTAGATGAATCTATAACAGTTTTAACTTCATTTACTACATCGTTTTGAATTTTATTAGTAATATTTTGTACAATATTTGCTTGAACATTTGAATCTATTTTTACACTTTGATTAACTTTTTTAAATGAAAATGATGTTCCAGTTGCTGAAGTAATATTAAGATTGTTTGATATTGCAAGTGTTCTCATTAAATCACCTTTATTACGTGATACAACATTTGTAATAACTTTTCCAAGCATTTTTGTAATACCTGAAATAACTTTACTTTGATCAATATTAGTTTCCATTTCATTTAGTTGTTTTATTGTGGTATTATCAACAAGTTTTGTTTTACCACCAATATCAATAGCCATATTTTCAATTAGATTATATTCATCATTATCTAAATTTATTAAATTTTCAATTGTTGCTAAATTATACCTGGCAAAATATTCTGCTGATTTTTCTTCTTCATATTGAGTGTTATCTAAATTTTCAACTTCTAAATTATTATCTTCATATTGAGTGTTATCTAAATTTTCAACTTCTAAATTATTATCTTCGTATTGAGTGTTATCTAAATTTTCAACTTCTAAATTATTATCTTCGTATTGAGTGTTATCTAAATTTTCAACTTCTAAATTATTATCTTCGTATTGAGTGTTATCTAAATTTTCAATTCCTAAATTATATAGATAATTATTTTCTTCATATTGAGTGTTATCTAAATTTTCAATTCCTAAATTATATAGATAATTATTTTCTTCATATTGAGTGTTATCTAAATTTTCAACTCCTAAATTATATAAATAATTATGTTCTTCATATCGTGTGTTATCTAAATTTTCAACTTCTAAATTATCTTCATATTGAGTGTTATCTAAATTTTCAACTTCTAAATTATCTTCATATTGAGTGTTATCTAAGTTTTCAACTTCTAAATTATTATCTTCATATTGAGTGTTATCTAAATTTTCAACTTCTAAATTATTATCTTCGTATTGAGTGTTATCTAAATTTTCAACTTCTAAATTATTATCTTCGTATTGAGTGTTATCTAAATTTTCAACTTCTAAATTATTATCTTCATATTGGGTGTTATCTAAATTTTCAACTTCTAAATTATTATCTTCATATTGGGTGTTATCTAAATTTTCAACTTCTAAATTATTATCTTCATATTGAGTGTTATCTAAATTTTCAACTTCTAAATTATTATCTTCATATTGAGTGTTATCTAAATTTTCAACTTCTAAATTATTATCTTCATATTGGGTGTTATCTAAATTTTCAACTTCTAAATTATTATCTTCATATTGGGTGTTATCTAAATTTTCAACTTCTAAATTATTATCTTCGTATTGAGTGTTATCTAAATTTTCAACTTCTAAATTATTATCTTCGTATTGAGTGTTATCTAACTTTTCAACTTTTTTTAAATTATATTTGGCAAAATAATCTAATAAGGTAATACTTAAACTATATATCTCTAAAAAATGATGAACTTTAACATAATTAATTATTTGGTTAAAAATTTCATCCAAACTTCTTAAAAAATATTCAGTTAATTTATTTAAATAAGTATCTGTAAAAATACATTTATCTAATGAACTATTCTTACACACATTTATATTATTATATGTCATCATCTGTTTAATAGATGACATTATATCAATAGAACTAAAATTACCAAGATCTTTTGGTAATTCTAAATTTAGTCTAAGTTTTGATTTTACATTTTTAATTTTATGTGAATTTTTATTAGTAATACCAGTTAAATGAAGTATAGACAAAATAATTTCTTTTTCATGACAAGATAATTGTATTTTTTTAACTACCTCTTCAATACTTTTTGTAAAATCAGTTACAATACTATTAACTATTTGATTAAGTAGTACATTATTTGGAGAAGGAAGTCCTTTAAGTTGATTAATTTTATTACTATTTTTTGATATTGCCATGTATAATGCATCTTTGAACATATTTTTTAGTCCATTACTAATATTAAGACGATTTAATTTTAAACTAGTCATAATAAGTTTACCATAACATGAATTCATAATAGTTTTATAAGAAATTTCCTTTTTATTAAAATCATTAATTTGATAATGATCTAAATTTAATTGTGTTTTTAAATGGGGTGCAGAATTTAATATTGTAGTTAATATACGAGTTGGTATATTACCTTCTAATATATGTTCAAAATAAACCATATATTACATAATAGATAAAAATTTTATATATTAAAATTTTTATATATTAAATTTTTTATAGATAAAATTGAAAAAACATATTTAAAAATATCTAAGCTATGATATTAAAATGAAAATTGTAAGTCCTTATCGTAAAATTAAACAATATACAAGAATATCAGTAGATTCCTATCATATGAACTCTGATATCAAAAATAATATGAAAATAATTTTGAAAAAAAAAGTAGAGAAAAAATGTAATAAAAATGGATATGTTGATGAAGTTTATAGAATATTAGAATATTCTGATGGGATAATGCCATCTGAAAATCTTAACGGTGCAGCTATTTATAATATTACATATCATTGTAAATTATGTATACCTGTTGAAAATACAATTATTATTGGTCAAGTTAGAGTTATTAATCAAGAGTTAGTAGTTGCAATTAATGGACCAATTATGATATTTATTCCTAAAGATAATGTTGATACAAATATTTGGGAAATTCCAGATGGTTATTTAAATAAAAAAACAAATACAAAATTAATATCAAGTGATTATATTAAAATTCAAATTATTGATAAAAGGATAAATCAATATGATAGTCAGATTAAAGCAATTGGTAGACTTTTAGATTTAGCAAGTCCAGAAGAAATAGAAAAATATTATGGTTCTAAAATTATATCTGAAAAAGTAGTTGATGAATCTAAAATTAATAAAACATTAAATGAATCTGAACAACTTGAATCTGTTAATATTGAAGAAGATATTGAATCAAATTTCATAATTTAAATATTTAATATTTTAAATATATCTTTTTCTAATTTATTTAATATTTCTTGATTATATTTACCAACAACCCAATCATTAATATCTAAATTAAATTTTTTTAAATAAGTATCTCTAATTATAGTAATTTTTTTACTAAAATTGCGAATAATATTTTTGAAACTTTGATTATCAAATTTAATATAATTGATAAGTTCATTTGCAATATTTGTAATAGATAATTTTGGATTATTAATATTTAATAAACGTTGATAAATCCACCATATACACCAAACTCCACAAAATCCATTAGGATCTCCTATTTTTTTACATTCAGGAGTTTCTAAACCTTCTAATATTTGAAATCCTATTGGTGGTAAAAATTTATTAGGAGGATAATATTGAATATTTAAATCAAATCCCTTAAATTTTGTTTCAAGTAAACTATCTAATAATTCTGGATTATAATTTAATCCTAGTGGATAATTTGATCCATTTGGATCAAATCTTTCTAAAGTTTTATTTTTTACATTCCAAAATAAAATATTTGCATGTGCCCCAACTGATGTTTCAATACCAAGTGGTATTATAATATAATTAGAATCATTCATAATTTTATTAATTTCTTCATCAAAATATGAAGGATAAAATATTTTTTGATAAGACCATATAATTTCTACATTAGAAAAATCTAATTTATATGGATAATCTAAACTAATTTTCTGATAATAATTTTCTAAGTTTGTATTAATTGTTAATGGATAATCAAGAACTACATTTAATCCAATATTTTTAAAATCATTATTTAATAAGATTAATCCAAATAAAATATCAATTGGTGTACCTGTATAAAAACAGTTATTAACAAAAATACCATTATCAAATTTAATTTCAATATTTGATATTCTTGGTATACTTCTCTTTTCTTTTATTATAATTTCTTTAATTTTTTTTTTACATATTATTTCTGAATTATGTTTATTTGTAGTTTTTATTATGGTTTTTAACTTTTCATAATTATCACTAGAACACCATTTTTCCCAATCTACTAATAATTCATCTTTGTTTATTTTAATTTGATTATAATAAGATTCTACTAATATATTTAAAATTTGATTTGTCATTTTAATATTTATAAAATTATTATCTTCTATAAAAAAATTTAATGGTTTTATAATTAGCAAATCTCTTAATTGTTCTATTAAATTTTTATTAACTATTTTCATTAAACAAGTTACTCCGTTATTATTTTGAAGATTTAAATCTGATTCTAGTATTATTTTATTAATTATTGGCATTTCTAAACTAGTTAACTCAATATCAGAATCTAATAATATATGTAATGGAATATCTCCATTTATATTTGATATATTAAATTTAATATTAGGATATGTTATAAAAAAATTCAGATAATCAATTCTTTTATCAACTAATATATAATGTAATGGAGTATTTCCATAAAAATCTGCTATATTATAATTAATATTTTTTTCAAGTAATTTTTTAAATACATCAAACTTATCTAATATTATAGATTGATGTATAGCAGCTATACCAAAATCAGAATTAATATTATTATAATTAATATTAGTTTTTAATAATTTATTTATTATATCATTATTATTATAATTTATTGCAACTTGTAATAATGATTCACCTGAAGATGTTTTAAAATGTAAATTATAATTAGAGGATATCAAATAGCTAATCATTGGAGTTCTTTCATATATTAAGGAAACTATAAATACATTTGAACCATCATTTGATATTATATATGGATCTGCATTATATTCAAGTAATAGTTTAAATATTTCCATATTATTAAAAATAACTGAATAATGTAATGCAGTTAATCCCAATCTATCTTTAATATCAAAAATAGGTATTCCTATAGTTGTAGTATTATATTTTAAAAGTAAGTTAATTATTTCTAAATAATTAAATTTTATACAATTATATAAAATTGAACGACCATCAGTATCTAATATATCTAATCTAATATTTAACGAATTTTTTTGAGCTAATTCTAATATTAATTCTAATATTTCTATTTGGTTATAATTAATTATATATTGTAAAAAATAATTATAATTAGAGTCTCTAATATCTAAATTAATTATTTTTTTTTCTTTTATAATATTAAAAATTTCATTGAATTTTTGATTTTTAATTAGATTAAATATTTGATCATTATTTATTTGCATATTATTAATATATAGATTTTTTAAGATTTAAATAAAATATCCCATGAACCATTTGTCACTTTACGATAAAATATATTTTTTCCTGCAGCAGAACTTGGACGAATTATTCTAAAAATATCTCCAATTTTTGCTCCATAATATCTTGCCATTATATCAGTTAATAAAATACGAGCTAAATCAGATTCAGCAAATTTACTTAATAATTCATCTTTTTCATCTTGTGAAATTAATTGATGTATCGGAATAAAAGATTTTGCAGGAATATCTTCTAACATTTCACTTTCAAAAAAAAATTCAGCATTTTTATATTCTGATACTATTTGTTTTACTACTTTTTTGGCAACATCTCGTGCTATAATTATCTTATGAATATCTATATTATTTGAAAGATAATCATCTAATGGTGTTCCTTGAACAATTGATGATAATTTAGCACTAATTAAGTAAATACTATAATCAGTATTATCTATTAACCTAATCATAAAAACGGATCGTGTAGTTATATCTTCTAACTTATTATATTCATCTAACCAAGACGCAATTAAAGTACGTCTCTCCATCATTCTAAGCACATTCTCCATTATAATTTGGTTGATTTCCTTATTATTATATTCTACACTAATTGACATTATATCTAAATTTAGATAATCTTTATATATTTATTTCAATATTTTTAATAATAATATAATGAAAAGTGTTTTTAACCATCTGTAAGCTTTCTATTCTAAAATAATATTAATTAAAAGAAAGCACTTATTTTTCTTTTAATTAAAAAAATTGATAATAATAAATATATATAGATAACTTCTCTTTACTAATAATGTATCAACCATTTGTATTTAAATTAGATTCTGGAAATTTTGATTTTATAGATGAAAGTGAAAATAAAAAAACTTTAATTTTAACATCATCTATAAATCTTCCACTAAATAGTTTAGGTTTTCATACTTTTATCCATCGTACAAAAAATGCAATGTCAATAACTAATAATCTTCAAACTAAAAATGAATTTTATTTTGTAGTAAATCCATTTGAACATATAATTTCAAATTATGAAGACTCTCTTAAAAAATTAACTAATATTTATCTTGGAATTACTGAAGATAATCCTGATATTTTATCAAGAGCTTTTTATAAAATGTGGGAAATTTTATATTTATTTGGTATTGCTGATCAACCAGAATTAACATATGCTGCATTAGCAGAAGGTCCAGGAGCTTTTATTCAAGCAGTTATTAATTATAGACAAAAATTGGGTTCTGGAATAGCAAAAGATAAAATATTTGGAGTAACTATTCATCCTGAAAAAGGAAAATATACTGAAATGGGAAAACAATTTATTGGATTTTATAATAAACAAAATCCAGGATTACTTAATATTCATAAAACTGTATCTATAACTAAAGCTGCTAAATATAAAGCCAAAAATAATGGTGATATTACACAAGTTAAAACTATTGGTTTGTTCAAAAAAGACATTGAAAAAAATGAATCATTTGCTAATCTTATTACTGCTGATGGAGAATTTGATTGGACTGATAGTATGTTTCAAGAACAAGAAGCTTATCAATTAATTTTGGGTGAAATTATTGCTGCTTTAAGAGTTCAGGCAAAAGATGGTAATTTTGTTCTTAAAGTTTTTGAAACATTTACAATTCCTTCAATTAAACTAATTTATTTATTGAGTGCTTTTTATGAAGAAACATATGTTTATAAACCATTCTTCTCTAGAACTTCTAATTCTGAAAAATATATTATTTGTAAAACTTTTAAATATGATCAAAAGAAAAATTCAACATTACTTAATAAAAAAATTAAAATTCTTGAAAAAATATTAGATGAAATGAATTCTATTAAATTTGTATTTGATATTTTCCCACATTTTGATTTGCCTGAAAATTATTTAGACAAATTTAAATTTATTAACATTAAAATCGCTAACCCGCAACAAATTATTATTAATGATATTATCACTTATATTAAAGAAAATAATTATTATGGTGAAAAATACCATATGTACAGAGAAAAACAAATTAATGCTACAAAATGGTGGGTAAATAATTTTTATCCACCATCTAATAACTTGTATATTAAAAATAAAGAAGAATTAGATCAACTTATGAAAAATTCACTTGAAAAAAATATTATTGAACTTAATAATTTTTTATTAACACTTACAAAGTAAGTTATTTATTATTTTTTTTATTAATTACAGGATAAAGATATTGATTTGCTAATTCTTCACCTAATTTTAGTTCAACACCTGCAAATGATTTAGTTCCTGATTCTACACTAGTTAATTGATCTAACATTTTATTTAATATTGATAAATCTTCTCGTTTACATAAGGTTTTTACTAAAAAAGGATGAGATTCATAGAACTCAGGATATAATTCTAGTACTGACATTTCAAAATCAAAAGGATCTGTTTTTCCTTTTGATTTCATTTCATTAATTTTATTAATAATGTTATTGATATTTTCTTTTATCCATAAAATATTAAAATTTGTTTTTAATTCAGGTTCAGACATAATTATTTATTAAAATATAATTAATAATTATATTTTAAATGATTTTATTTTTTTTTATAAACTACAGCTATTAAAACTAATATTACTAAAATACCTATCAAACTATAAATTAATTTAATATTATCATTCTGATTATTATAATTCATATTAACATTTCTTTGTTCTAATTTAATATTATCATTCTGATTATTATCATTATTATAATTCATATTAACATTTCTTTGTTCTAATTTTTTTACTACTATAGTTGGTTTGCATAAAATATCGGTATCTATCATTTGACGAGCTATTTGATATTCTATTACAGGTTTTCCTTTCATATTATTTACTATATTATGAAATTCTATTAACCATTTTACTAATGTTTCTTTGGATTCTAATACTTCAGATGTTATTGGCATCTTTTCTAAATTTTCAGAATAATGATTCGCACAAATAGAACAAGGTAATGTATCTTGTAATAATAAAAAAAATGTTTTATATTTTTGTTTCTGTTCTTCTGTTGGATTATGTGGATAACCAAGTGATATATAATGTAATCCTTGCCATAAACTTGGGCCAAATTCATTTGGTCCAATTCTATCATTTGGACCTACAGGTATCATTAATGTATTATGAGGCATTACAAGTTTGTATATTATATATATGTGATAAATTTATTTAAAATAATTTTTTATATAGATTGATTCAATAATTTAATTCAGATAGTTTTAATAAAATACCTTCTATTATTACACTTTTAGTTGGATTTTTTATAGATATTATTATTTTTAATTTATCTACTATTTTATGTAATTCTTCTAATCTCATTTTTATTAATTTGGTTTTCTTTAATTTCTTTAACTCTTCTAATTCTTCTGGTTTAATAAATATGTTAGATGTATTGTTTTCACTATCTGTTTCGGTTTTAACAGATGATCCTGAATTAATTTTCTCTTCTTGATTTAATATATTTAAATTAGATACTTGTTCTTCTATTAAAATATCGGGACTATTACTTATTTGTTCATATTTTTTCCGTTCTGTTTGAATAATATGATCAATATCTCCTATTATATATGTTTTATCTATTCTACTTCCTTCAAAATAAAACATATTGTTAGAATATAATATTTTTTTTAAAAAGGGATCATTATAATTAAATAATCTTTTAGTATTTCCTTTTTGTTTTTCCATCATGATTGGTTCCCAATTTTTTTTATATTTAGCTAACAATAAAGTTGTTTTAAAAGGATTCATTAAATCTTTATAATATACTGAATTTATATTTATATTCTCAAAATCAAATATAATTATATTTATATCTAATATATCTACTAAATATTGTATAAGATAAATATCTTGATCTAACTTAAATCTTTCTCTTAATCCATCTTTATCTATTTTCTTTAGAAATGGCGATAGTTTTGATTTTGCATATTTATTTATCATTTCTATTTTAAATTCTGATATTAATTCTAATTCATCAAAAGAATAAGGGTTAATAAAATCATTATTTATTAAAGTTAATATTGAAGACCAAAAACTAATATTATTATGTTCACTATCATATATCGTTATTCCGTAACGATAAAATTTATCATTAAATAATACTTTAAATTTTTCCGGAAAATTTACTGAATAATTAAAAATATATTTCTGTGTAATAAAATTATTTGTGGTGTCTTTTTTTATTTCATTCACATTTACATTTTTCTTTACTAAATACTTTATAATCAAATCATAATTAATTTCCATTAAAGTTATTAACTAATATGCTTTTAAATAATCTATATTCAATTTTTATATTAAATTATATGGCTATGCTAATTATTACTTTTTTATTTTATAATCATGTTGTACCCATTTTAAATCTTTATCCAACTTATTATACATTTTTGGATTTGATTTAAATAAAGTTCTTAGAGCATTTAGATGTCTTAATATTTTTAATTCAGAATGTTTTTTTATTGCTTTTTTTAACATACTTACTCTTTTCTCATGATTATCAGATAATTTATAACCATGAGTTGATAATAATCCAACATCATATTCTGGTATTTTTATTAATTTTGGACCTTTGCCTAATTTACCCTTATCTGTTATACATGTAGGTTGTACATTTACTTTTTTTTGAGTTTTCTTTTTAACATATGTATATCCTACTTTTAGTATTTCACCTTTTTTACAGTCTTTAGACATTATATTAAAATTTAGATATTTTTAAAATAAATTGATATTTATTTTAAAATTTATATTATCATCATTTTTTTATTATCTAATTTAATTTCAATTATTAAATTAATTAAAAAAAAATAAATTAAATAAAGTACTTTTATTTTTTTTTCATAATATGGTCTTATTTTTTTGATTGCTTCTGGTATTGATAACCATTTTATATCTCCTATTTCATCATGTTGAGTTTTCTCATTTATGTTTGGTGTTATATCATCCTCACTTGATGCTAAATAATAAGTATGTCTATAATTTACTGAATTAGTTCCCATATATTCTTCATTTATATAATTTAAACGTTCAATTATATGTAATTTTCTTAAATCCATATTTGTCTCTTCTATAAATTCTCTTATTGCACAGTCTAAATTTTTTTCATTTATATTTCTTCTCCCTTTTGGAAATCCCCACTCAGGTTCTTCATATTCTGACAAATTATCATCATTTAATAAATCATAAAAATTATTTTTTTTTAATTCATTAAATTTATTTTTTGATAAATTATATTCTTTTTGATATATTCTACTTTTGGCTGTATATTTCCATAATTCATTCCATAATATATCAAACTCATTATTTTTTATTTTTATATTCTCATATTTTGACATTAATTTTAATATTTTATTTATTTGTTCTTTATTATTTAAATCATACTTACCTCTTATAAACTCTAAATAATTAAGACTATCTTTTCTCCTAACCATTAATATTTTAATCTTATCATAAAAATAAGGAATCATTTTTATATTATCTAAGTTTTTATAATTATACTCTTCAATTTCTAAAAACTTATTATAAAAAAAATTCTCTATTATTCTATTATTTATATTTAATTCTGAACAAAAATTAAAACTAATTATTCCATATGATATTATTGGTTCTTCGCAAGATTTTAATTGATGACCTAATTTACCACAATTTAAACAAATATTTTTTTGTAAACTCATCTAATATAATTAATATAATTATTTTTTAAATATAATATAATATTAAAAATAAAAAAATATAATATTAAAAATAAAATATTTTTTTATTTATATAAGCAAATTATTATATAAATAAAAAATATCGGATAAAAAAAGTATTACTAAAAATAGAATTCAAAATATATAATTTAATCTAATGATTCATCCATTAATATGTTCTTTTTCTCATGATCTAATACTTCTTTTGTAATTTGATTATCATTAGATTCTTCTTCAGTATCTACTTCTTCTTCTTCTTCAACTTCTTCAACTTCTTCAACTTCTTCAACTTCTTCTTCAGTATCTACTTCTTCAAACTTATCTTTACTATAGTGTTCACATAAACTATCATTTTCATTTTCACCATATTTGTATTCAGTTTTATTATTTTCACCATATTTGTATTCAGTTTTATTATTTTCATTATTTTCACCATATTTGGATTCAGTTTTATTATTTTCATCATTTTCACAATCTTTGGATTCAGTTTTATTATTTTTATTATTTGGACAGTATTTACAATTGCAAGTACACTCGCTACTATCAGTTTTACTACTTATATCACTGGTTGTATCAGTATCAGTATCAGTATTAGTATTATTATTATTAAATTTATTATTAAAAATAAATAGGAACACATTAATTAAGCTAAATATTATAACAAATAGAAACATTATAAAATAAAGGAAATTTATTTTTAAATATTTATTTTATTATTTAAATTAATGGAATTAGAATCTTTAAGTGACACAGTTAAAAAGGCTTTAGATTATTATGATAATCAACAGATGAAATATCGCCATTTAATTAATAATCAAAATAGTTATTATAATATACCGGATAATTCAATAATTTTTAATGATATCAATGAAGAATATTATTCAGAATTATTAGGATATTATGATAATTTAAATGGAATTTGGATATGGGGTTGGGTTTTAGCTGATTTTAATTATAAGGATACTCCTGTATGTAAGGATTTATTAGATTATGGTTTAAAATTAGAACCAAGTAGTTCTACAAGAGAACAAATTATGATCAAGGGTATATTAGTAAATTCTAGAATAAAAATAGATGAACAAGTACAATTAGAAATTAATATATCAATATATGCATATTTAATAAGAGAAAGAATAAAATTAATTTATGCAAAGAAAAAATATTTAGATGAAGCACATACAAATTATGTTACTTTTTATTATTTACTTAAATAAAAATATATTATAATATAATGGCCGAAAATATTTGTCTACCAACAAATCATATCCTAATAATATTAATGATATTTATTGGTTTAGCATCCTGGTATATTCATAATGATATGAGTAAACATTTAAATGAACCATCATATAAATATCATGATGGAATAATAGATAATTTAAATAAAACAATACATGAGTTAAAAAATAAAGTAGATAAACAGTTAGAAAATAAGATAGAAAAACATTTGAAAAAGAAGATAGATAATAATTTAGAAAATAATATAATATCAAATGATATTGAAAGAAAATTATATTTAAATAATAGAGATAAGGATGTTTTATATAATGACTTTGCACCTCCTGAAAGAAGACCACAGGAATATTCATATCCTTATAATTACATGAAACAAAAAATGAATATTTCAACAAGAGGATTACCAGATAATTATCATTTAATAGGTGTATTATTAAGAAATAATACAGAATCAGCATTTAATCTTTTTGGACGTCAAACATTTCCTGGTTCAAATCAATGGGAATATTATGTACAAGGTATTATGAAAGATACACCAATTAAAATACCAATCAAAATAAGAGGAAATAAAGAAATAGAAGATGGAGAAAATATAATAGTTCCTGGTTCAGATTTATCAAAGGGTACTTATAAAGTAAAATTATATGATTATGATGTAATAAGATATAATCCATATATATAAAAAAATTGAATAATAGTTAAATTATAATAATTATGATATTATTTAATGTCATTAATTGATAAATTTAGAATTATAGAAAACCATATTAAATTGGAAAATGAAGAAATTATAGTATCAAAAATAGAAAATTATTTTGATAATTATATTAATACTGGTTTTAAGATATTAGATATTAATTATATTAATCAAGTAATTTGGTTTAAGAAATATAATTTAACAATAAATATAGAGAATCAATTAAAAGAATATTTAATTCGTCATAGAAATGATATCAGAAAATCTATTAAAAATGATAATTTTGAATTAAGTAAATTAAATAATTTTATAGAAGTATCAGTAAATAAATTAAAATATATAAATGATACAATTAATTCGCCAAATAATAAACTAATAATAGAAGGAGTAAAATTATTATCAAAATTAATAATATCAGATAGTATAATTTTACTATTTATAGAAAAAGAAATAAGTTATCTTGATAAAAATTTATTAAATGAAATTAAAATTTTAGTTAATAAAATTAAAAACTTAGCTAAATATGATAGTTTGGTAACATTTGATAAAATTTTAATGACTTTTGGAAATACATTTGTAAAACAAATTATTGAAATGGAAGAATTACCATTACCTGATAATATTAGAAGAATTCAAAAATTAAATGATATAATAAATTATTTAAATCAAGTAAAAGAATATTTTAATTTTATTACTGATTTTAATATAATAGATTCTAATATTAATCAGATAATTTTTGAAAATTTAATTGATATAATAAAATATAATTCAGTTGATGAAATTGAATATGTATTTAATCAAAAATCTGTTACTATTAATAATTTAATGATAAATAAAACCTCTAATCCTGAGATACTTAATAATATAACTAATGGAATAATAGATTTAATTACACGTTCATTAAAATCATTAAATAATAATAATATAGATAATATATTTAAAATAATTAATATATTAGGTTTTTGTGATAATATTATTCACCAATCGCAAAAAGAAATAATTAATGAAAAAATTTCATTAATTTTTTCATTAGAAGAAACTATTTTAGATAGAATTCATATTAATATAGATCATCTAGTTAGAGATCATAAAGTACATGAAGTTATTAAACTTTTAAAATTTACAAGTATCGTAAAAGATAAAGATATATTTATTTCTAAATATTATCAAAATTTAATAAAACGATTAATGGAAAAAATATCAGATGTTTCTCTAGATGAAGAATATATTGGAACATCGCCAATCTATTTTAGTAATGAATTAGACATAATAAAATTTTTGAAAACCATATTTAATAATAAACTAACTTATAAACTTGAAAAAGTAATTTTAGATACTCAAAAATCATATACAGATATCATATTTTTTAATAGAAATAATCCTACAAATAAAATGGTAGTAATAACTACTTCATATAATAATTGGGATGTCAATCAAAATGAAGGACTTGTATCTTCAAATATAATTGAAAATATAAAAGAAACACAATTAGGTTGTCATTTAACACTATATGAAGAATATTATAAAAGTAGGTATAACGATAAACGAGTATTATATTGGTATCCTCATTTTGGAGAAGTTAATATTACATATCTAGATAAGGAAATTAAAATGTTACCTATTCAATTTATGATTTTAGAAATGTTTAATGATACAAATCAACAAAATTTAGAAAATGTATTAAATGCTATATTTTTAAAAAATTATACAAAAAAATTTATTAATGATATAATTAATTCTATTGTTTCTTCAAAATTATTTAAAATGAAAAATAATAAACTCATTTTAAATCAAACTAATAATTTTGAGTCTGATCTTATTGATATATTTTTTAATATATCAGATTATTCTAAAATTTGGGAGCAACAAAGAAATGAAGAAATAGTTTTATCACGTGAAGAAATTATTTGTGCTAATATTAATCATCATATTAAACTTTGTCCAATGACCAGAAATAAATTATTTGAAGTTGTATCAGAATCAATTGATGTATTTCAACTTGATGAGTTATTATTTAATAAATCACTCCAATATATGTGTAATATGGATTATATTTTACTTAATGAACAAATGTATCAAAAAATATTTTATTAATTAAAAGAAAAATATAGTTTCTTATTTTATTTAAAAAAATTGATAAAATTAATAATTATATTATTATTTCATTTATTTTAATGTCATTCATTGAAAATATGTTTTTAAATTCTACTAAAGTAACAGTAATTGATAATTCTGATAATAATATTGAATTAAATCAAAGTAATATAGGTAAATATTATTCATATGTATATATTTTAACAAAAAAAAATGATATCATAATACCAGTTGACTTTTATAATTTTTTAGTACCCAAAGAAATATTTGATCAAGTTAGTTCAAATTTAATTATTTATAAAATATCTACTAAAATTGTTAAAAATGATTTTCATTATAATAGTATTATAATGTTATCAAATGAACAACTTAATCAATATAATATATTCAATTATGAATTAAATGATAAAAATATAGTGATTCCTATTTTTAATATTTCATATTTAAATTTATTACAATATTTAGAACAATATCAACCTACTAATGATTTAGAAGATATATATAATATAAAAGTTCTTAATAAATATTTTAATCAAAAATCAACTGATGTTATTTACCGAAAAATTAATGATTTAGAAGAATCATATTATTGGACAAAATCTTATAATTGTTTAATTAGTAATACATTAACATTTACACAACGAAAAATATCATTTCAACATCAAAGAATTACTGATAAAAATATTGCAAATATTGTTAAAACTATTTTTAGTAGTAAATATATTAATGATTTAGCTAAAGAAGACTATATTAAAACTATAAATAATGAACCTAATATAATTGATAATGAAACTAAAGTTAATGAGAGTGATGATGAATCAAAAAATGATTATTTAAATAATGAATTAAAATCTAATAATGAATTAATGTCTAATAATGAATCAAAATCTAATAATGAATCAAAATCTAATTATATTAATAAATTTACACTTTATAAATTAGGACCAAAATCTATATTTACACGTACTGAAATAAATGAATTATTTTTAGTATTAGATGTTAAAGAAAGATATCATATTTTTGCAAATTTACTAGTTAGCAAAAAACATTGTCATCTTGTTATAAATAATTTTAATATTATTCAATTAATGAGTCCAATATTAAAATTATTTACACCCATTTTTAGTTATTTATTATCATATACATGGATTCGTTTTTATTCTGAAGAGTGTATTAAAAAAGCATCAATTAAAACAGATGATGATTTTATATTTGATATTAATACTGCATCAATATTACCAGTATTTCCTTTTTCACATAATTATCCAAAACGAAATCCTTATATGCCAATACTAGTTTCCAATAGTGAACTTAATGCTAGTGATAATATATGTGGAATTCCATCTTATGGATTAAACTTACCTCATTATAATGGTACTATTGGAATTTGTAATTTAGAAGAATTTAAAATTCGTTGTAATGTATTTTGTACAAATAATCAAAATAATGATTTATTTGAGAATTTTGATTTTAATAAATATAAAGTATGTATAACAGGCTCTTTAATAACTGCTTGTCTTCAAAAATATCATCCGCTAATGGAACTATTTCATAGATCTAAAGCATGTGACTTTTTATATAAACTTAATTGTTATTTCAATGAATATTATTCAAAATCTGATATTGATGTAATGTTTATGGCTAAAACTGATTATGAATTTGTGGATAATGTACACCATTTTTATGAACAAATAGTTTTAAATTTATGTAAATTTAATCAACAATATATAGAACCGTCAAATATTAAATTAAATCTTAATAAAATTGGTTATCTATTTGTAAGTGAAGAATTTATTAATGAGAATATACATTTTGATGAATCTATTAAATTTACAAATAAAATTAACTATATTATGGAAAATATAAATGAAGACCATATTAATGATAAGTTTAGAATATATTATGAAGAATTATGTATTATTAAATATAATAATTTAGTAAAAGATTTAACTAATGAAGAAATTATACAACTAAAACATAGTTATCCAGATATATTTAATATTGATGGAATATCATTTAAAATATATATTAATAAAAAAATAAATAATTTTAAAAAAGAAGAATTTAACACATCTTTAAATAAAAAAGATATTGATCTAGTATTTACATATAAATATAATATCTCATCACCTTACTTAGATCATAATCTTGAATTATTTCCAATTAAGCATAATGATTTTATGAGTATTGTTTCAGGATTTCATTTGCCTTGTGTTCGTGGATATTATAATGGTACTAATGTTTATCTTACACCAAGTTGTATTAGTGCACATATGACATTTATGAATCTTGATTATAGATATATTACTGGTAATAAAGATCCATTTGATATTATTAATAAAAATAGAATTAGAGGCTTTGGTACTTGGTTAAATTCTAAAGAAAAAAAATTATTCAAAAGATATTCAACTAGTATACCATTTTGGTCTAATATTTATGATTCTGCAAATATGTTTGGAGTCATAGATTTAAATGACAAATTTTATAAACCAAGATTATATAATGAATCTGAATTTACTAATGTTCAATATGTTGATACTGTTGATAGATATTATAATGCACAAGTTAAACCAATAAGTAGTGATCACTATTATTATGCACCTGAAATTATTCAAAAAATATTTTCTAATTATACATCTTTTCATAATATTTATCATTCAATTAATTCTTATGGTAAAATTATTCCTCTTAAAAAATGGATAATTCAATCTGCATGGCATCAAATAGTTGAAGATACTGAAAATACATGTAGTTTTAAAATAATAATTAATGATATACTTAATAAATAATATTCATTTTCATTTATAAAATTTGAAATAATTATAATTTAAAGATATACAATTTAAATTATTAATGGAAAGTGATACAGTCAACCGTAAAAATGTGGAAAAACAATTAGCCAAAATAATTGGTGATAAATTAGCTAAAAATGTTGAATCTAGTATTTTTAATTATAGTAAAGAATATGCAGAAATTCAAGATACTCCTTATTTATTTGAACCAATTTATGATAATAAAACACAAGAAATTTTATGTCAACTCCTAAATCAAGAATCTAATTATTTAGTCAAATCATTAAAAAATAATAAAATTGATGCCACTAAAATTGCTTTTATGAAACCAGAAGAATTAGATCCTGAAAAATATGAAAGTATTATTAAAAAACGGGAAATGGAAGAATATAAAAAAAATAATACTTCTGCATCTAGTGCATTCACATGTGTTAAATGTAAAAAAGCTAGATGTCAAGTATCACAAAAACAAACTAGAGCAGGTGATGAACCACCTACTACATTTGTATCGTGTTTAGAATGTGGTCATACATTCAAATTTAATTAATAAATTAAAAATATACACTATTTCTTTTAATTAATAAATTAAAAATATACACTATTTCTTTTAATTAATAAATTAAAAATATACACTATTTCTTTTAATTAATAAATTAAAAATATACACTATTTCTTTTAATTAATAAATTAAAAATATAC